TCATGTGGCTTGCCGGAACTCCCGCAAGAATCGCTGCCGTAGCTGCTCGCCCGTGAGGTCTTTAGCGTTTTCCGGGTTGTTCATCCAATTCCACATCCGAGTTGCTGGGAATTGAGCGCGAGTGACTTGCTGTTGCAGATTCTCAATTTCGCAAGCCACGCAGGTGCGACCGCGATGTACCTGGGCTTCACTGTGTTTTTCACAGCTACATTTCATATTTCTTTCCTACCTAAAGAATCAAAGAGGAAGACTGTCCACCCATTTGAGGAACAGCTCCCAGAGTGTTTTGCGTCCGGCCTCCGCGGCCTCGGGTGAAATGCTCATGCTCCAGGCTCCTTTGGTACTGGAGCCTGCCGCAGCATCATGAGCAGGGCAGTCCGGTACTCACCCAAGCTCAGATACGAGATGGCGGACGCATCGCAGGCGACGAAGGCCTCGATGTTTGCCAAGATTCTTTGTTGCTGGTCGGCTTGGCCCGCCATATCGAGTAGCGCCAGGATGTTCAGAGGGTGAGCCACAGCATCAACAAATGGTCCGAAGTGCCGATTGCATGCATCTCTTGCATCCTCGGCAGCTCGGCGTAGGCGTTTGCGCTCTTCGTAGCTTAGGCTAGCCATCGACCGCCTCCTTTCGAGCAGTGCTGAATCGAGACGGCGACCAGTCGCAGTAGGTGTCTGTTTCTGTGTGGCCGAATATGGCTTTGCAGCGATAAATGTGGGTGCAGTCCCCGCAGGACATGCCTGCTGGGCGAGGGCGGCGCGGGCACGTCGCCCTCCGTCAGCGTCTAGATCAGCACGCGCCGCATCCCCAGCGGTGCCGAACCTACGGCAGTTACCTACCTGCTGAGCGTACCAGTCTAGAGCGTCACGGACTGAGACGGGCAACCCTCCGGAATTTCCGGATGGTTCGATCATTTGCGCGGCGTCACGAAATTGATCAGCACTGCTTTCAGGTTGCTGCTGACGGTGCAAATCTGGCGTTCTGTCAACCAGTTGTCTTTGCATTTCGGTCGATTTGTCAACTTGCTGCGACTGGGTGCCCTCTGGCTTAGTGGTTCGCACCGGTGAGCCGTCCAGCCCCCAGCGTTTTAATGCATCCAGCGCATCATCGGATATGCGGTGGTAGTTTGTGCCATAGGGCTCAGCACGGCGAACCTGTCGTGCCAGATTTTTTATGAGCATAGCCATGTCCAGTTCACGGCGTGTTGGTTGCGCCTGGGCGGCAACGGGGGTGCCAGACACGACCTCATGTAGCGCGCGTATGTCGTCATTATTTGGGGCCGCGTTGAAATATACGGCTAGCGCAGACGGATTATCGTCAATGATTCCAACGCCTCTGACGCCCACCGAGAATGCAGGAGCAGGGGTTGCAACGGGGGCGGCAGGGGCTGCGTCCAGCATTAAGCTCCACCATAACTCGGCGTCGTATTCCTCAGTCTCACCTGCCAACAGCATTTCTTTGGTTGGAGAAACCGGCACAAGTCTCCAGCCTTTAGGCACCGCCACCGGCTCCGCGCTCACAGGGGCGGCACCGGCGAAAAGAGGCACCCAAGCGCCGGATGCTTTACGCACATCCTCGATCTGGCCATTGTGTAGTGGGCCTTCGTACACACCGTCACTGCGCGGGCGATACCAGAAAAGTGGCTCTTGGCTCATCGTTTTTTCTCCCTCAGTTGGGGGTAATTGGGATTGGGTGCGGCTTTCGAGGTCACCGGGATGAATACGCGTGTGCCGTATACCTGTGCTGCTCGGTCGAGGTTGAACGCTTCCTGTGGGGTAGAGCGAGCTTGGTTGTGTGGGTGGAGTACTGTCATTCTGGCCTCACGTCGATTACGTACACTTCGACAGGATCGGGGCCGAAGTGCGGGTGGATGATGGTTGCGGTGGTGTAACCACGCCAAGGCCGTATCAGGCGGCGCTCGCTGTCGTCGCGTCTTGGATAGCCAAGCGTCAGGATGATGCGGTCATAGGCGTCGTGTTCATACAGGCGCTTGCGCCAGTAGTCATTGCAGAGCCGGTATTCAAACCACTTCTCGCCAGCTTTGATCTGCTCGAAGTACTCACGCTTGAGGGGTAGGACCAAGTCACTCATGGCTTTGCTTCCCATCCGTTCTCACCCCAGACCACGCACTTGATATCAAGCTCATGGCACAGGGATGCATATCCGTTATTGAAATGACCGTGAGTGCGCGTGAGGCGGAGCAGCTGCCGGGGCACTGGGTCATGCTTGAGGGTAAAAAATTGCCCCGGCTGAATATGCTTCAAGCGGGGCAGGGGTTTGGGTGACTCATAGCGATTCATGCGAATAACTCCATCTGCGCTGCAAGCGCTTCATACCTCTCTGTTGCGTCCGCTATGCGTTGGGCTTGCAACGGCTCATATTCGGAGTTGAGTTCGCAGCCGAGGTATTGCCGCTCGTTGAGGATGCAGACCTCGGCAACGGTGCCGCTGCCCATAAAGGGATCAATCACTGTTCCCCCAGGTGGTGCTCCGGCCAAGATGCAGGGCTCAATCAGATCTGGAGGGAAGGTAGCAAAATGGGCCCCCTTGTACGGGCGGGTGGCCACAGTCCAAACGCTTCGTTTGTTGCGAGTGTCTATGTCCCATTCAGATTCATCACGATCCTGCCGGTGGGTTCCGACTGTTTGTCCGGGAATAGCTACGTCTCGCTTGCTTCCTTCCCGCTTGAATGAGTCGCGTGCGCTGCGCTGGCGCTCAGCCCATTTGTGTAGGCCCGTTTGTGTGCGATGTTCTATAGCGCCTTCTGCATATGCTCGTGCTCCCTTTGTTGGCCGTTTATTTCCGGCCAATCCACCGATTGCAGGTTCTTTTATGGCAGTGTGATCGTAGAAGTAACGCTCTTTTTTACTTAGTAGGAATAGGTATTCATGGGCCTTCGTGCAGCGGTCGGTAATGCTCTCTGGCATTGGGTTTGGCTTATGCCAGATGATGTCTTGACGCAGCAGCCAGCCGTCGCCCTGGAGGGCTAAAGCTACTCGCCAGGGCATCCCTAGAAGCTGCTTGCCCTTGTCGTAGCTATCTCCAAGGTTGAGCCATAGGGTGCCGTCATCGGCCAGAATGTCACGGACGCATCGGAAAACCTCGACGAGCGCGGCGATGTATTCTTCTGGCGTTTGCTCCAGGCCGATTTGGTCTTTGTGACCGTAATCCCGCAGACCGAAGTAGGGTGGGCTTGTGACGCAGGTCTGTGCGTGGATGCCATCTGCGGCCCATCGCCGCATAGTCTCGCGGCAATCTCCAAACTCAATCATTGAGACTCCTTGGTGTTAGAAAAGAAAAACCCCGGTTGAGTAAATCAAGCGGGGTTATGGGGTGTTGCTGCAGGTGTGGTCCGTTATGGGGGGAATCCTATGTTTTAGCTCCAGAGGTTCGGCTATGATCCTTGCGGGTATAGGAGGGGGAAATTGGTTATGGTTGGACTCGCAACCGCCTCTTTCGGCCAGGAGAGGTCAGTGGGACTGCTCGAAGCAGACGCTCAACGTTCGAGCGAAGCTGCCCGCGTAGGCGGGCGCTGTAGCAGGTCAGCTTGAGAGGGGTTAGGAGTCAAGCTTCTGGCTTGCTGGGCGGCGCATATCGCTCCATTGCGTATCTTATAAACTCATCGTGGCTCGCGTAGCGGTTGCTATTTAGATAGGGCATCCATTGGCTGGTGACTATGTCTCTCTCAATTACATTATTGTGGTCGAAGATCTTGTTCCTTGGCTGGAGGAGTATGTCTGCCGACTTTGTGAACCCCTTCGTACCTGCTGATCCGAAGAGTGGGTCAAGGCCGGTCCACTTTGACGGGGTGTCCGGCATCCATTTCACCCACTGATCATTGGGTGCAATCTCGTTCCTTACTCGTGCGACCTTTATCCCCGCGCACTTACCCCAGTCGTAGTTTTCATGCAGGATGCTGCCAGTTAGGATCACAGTATTGAACGTCACGGGTGGCGGCTCCTCGAATCCGTCAAGATAAGCTCCGACTAGGTATGTTCCGAAAGAGTGGGCGATGACGGAAATTTGGCCAGCTCCTTGATACTGCTGACTTGTAGCGAATAGCCATTGCCTGAACTCGTCGACAGCCGCCTTTCTCTTGCTCGCATTAAACAAGATGTCGGGATTCTGAAATCCGTAGTTGTACGGCGCGACAACCCATCCTTGACTACTTGCGATCGGGACTATGTGGCCGTTCCAAGCTGCATGAGACCTAAGTCCATGCACGGTAACAAGGAGGCCTGCAGGCTGATTGAGGTCGATTAGTTGGCGATTGAAGTAGGCGCGTTTGACGACTTCATAAGTGTCTTCGTCTGGTGCATGTTGAATCTTCCACGGTTCGCCTGCGTGTAGGATATTCACCTGAACGATGCCTGGGGTCTCTCCAAAACGTCCATGAGCCAGCAAGTGAAGGAAGGCATCTAGAATTTTTGGCTCATCCTCGGAGCAAAACATGATGTCTGTTCTCTTCCCGGCTAGGACCAGTCGCTCACTCTTTGTGGGTATATGGTCTCGAGACCGGAAGGCAATGACAATATCGATGTCGTCAGGTTCATCCTTGCTTGTGACGAACGATCCGCCCACAAATACGTACCGAGCGTTGCGCGACGCAGCGAAGTCAAGGACGTCAATGAACGCCTTGCGAAGGTGTCGCCTGATCTCGGACGATTGACAGAAGCGCTCGATGAAATCTTTTCCAGAGCAGTTGTGGATGCCGACGGGCAAGAGCCCCTGTTGAGTAAACGTTGGAATCTGTTGCATAGAGTTTCGAGAGTGGAGCACTTGAGCGCGTACGTCATGACGCCTAACGTGATGTATCCCGCAAAACCTGCGGGATATTCTGGACACTGATTTATTCTGGAAGTGGCTTGCAGCTTAGGTTTGCAGTCAGTGAGCTGTTCAATAGAACAGGTATAAAATTTCCGCTAAACCCGGCAAGCCTATACCCAGCAAACGATATCTTACCAGTAGGCCGGCACCGGACGTTTAGACAGCAAGCCAGCGGGTAGTGAATGAAGGGCAGCTTTGGGGTAGTTTTGTCCAACGGCTGCTTTGGGTCGCTTTCTGCCCGATAGATCTGGCAACTTCTGTCAGATCAAGTCTGAGTCAATACATATTAGCTTGCTCACGCTCACCACCTAGCGCCACCACTAGATCGCTGATCATCTTGGCCAGCTCGGAGGTCATCAAGGTCATGTCAGCATCAAAGATTTCGTCATCGTTGACGGCCGTCACATCTTGTTTTTCAGTCAAGATATCCAGCGGGGCCACACGTTTGACGTCCAGCGCGTCGGTCAGCACAAAGCTGATGCTATCCGCCCAGGTCATGGCCAAACGGGTGCATTGCTTACCGGCTTCAACGTGCTTGCGCACTTCGTCAATGTCGGCGCTTTGCTTCACGTAGCGTACGGCTGCACCACTATCGCCGGTGGAACGCAGCTCGGTATCCTGGTCGACAGTGAAGTTCGCCAGTTGCTCTTCGTCCACCAGCCAGGAGGTCATGGCCGCACCGGGTGATTGCTCCGTATACAGGGGCTGCACGGGGAAGGGCTCTACGCTCTTAGCGAATAGGCCGAGCACCTCATCACTCTTAGCCACGGCAGCGGTATCAATGACAAACCAATGGTTTCGTGTGTCGATCCACACCATGGTGTCGCGCTGCACAGCATGGGAGCGGGGCATCAAATCAATGATGATCTGCTCTTTGATTTCCTTCATCTGCTTGCGGCCCGGCTTGTAGCCCTGTTGCTCTTCGATTTCGCGGGCCTTCTCGCGGGCGGCTTGGTTAACCAAAGCGCTGGGCAGCAGTTTCTTTTCAGCGCGTACGCAGATTAGATACTGCCCATTCACTTCATGCACCAGATCACCTCCTTCGCGCGGCGCTACCCAGCCCAGGCTGAGCGGTTCTTGGCTTCCGCATGGTGCGAATTGATGTTCGGCCAACATTTCGACCAGTGCTTGGGCTGAGACCTCAAATTGACGGTCCAGGCGGAAGATACGCAGGTTTTTAAACCACATGGGTGTATTCCTTTCAGGATGGGCTATGCTGCTTCCACATATTTACTTACAGAGCTTGTGAGAGGAAGCGGGGATGTTTAAAGAGGTTGCTTTTGAGAGGACGCTGATTGCCGCTTTTCTAGTTGGCGGGGGCGTGGGCATTGGATTTGGCTGGTTTCTGTTCCCCTTTTTATTTCCTTTGCTTGACGCATCTGGAACTGCTGTATGGGTACAAGCCATAGCGTCAGTCGCGGCAATATATTGGGCTGGAAGGCAGGGGCGTGCTCTTTTCCAACATCAGAAGAAAGAGCGGGAAAAAGCTGCTGTGCAACTAGCGGTAGATGTTGTCCGCACTTTACATGGCCATTTAGATAAGTTGGGTAGTTCTAGATGGTGGCCGGGGGATAGGCTTAAAGCCGTGGCAACGGGGAAAAACTATTTCAAAATCGACTATTTGGACCCGGTGGAAAGGATGCTCGATCAGGTCAATCTTGAGCATCTCAGCGGTACGCGCTCGGTCGTAATTATGGTGGAGGTGCGGTCAAAAATATGGCGCATTAAAGAGTATTTGACCTGGATTATTGAGAATGTAGATGATGTTCAGCTACGGGAGGAAAGAGGAGAAAAAATATTTGATGCCCAGGCGCGCCGCATCAAGAAGGAAGTAGCAGACATATTTACGTGTCTCAGCGAGCTAACAGTTCATAGAGAAAAATATGAGCCAGTCCCTACTATTGACTCATAGAATTATTGATTCCCGGTTTGGCGGTGGAGTGTTCCGTCTAACATCTGCATTTGCTCGGCGATGATCTCGGTGGTGAAACGTTCCTGACCGTCCTGGCCTGTCCATTTACGAGTGCGCAGGCGACCTTCTACGTAGACGGGACGGCCTTTGCGAAGGTACTCACCGGCAATTTCAGCCAGACGGTTGTAGAACACAACACGGTGCCATTCCGTTTCCTCGCGCTTTTCGCCGGAGGTACGGTCTTTCCACTGCGAAGTCGTGGCAATGGAAATATTGCAGATGGCCGAGCCTTCCGCGCTGTAGCGTACTTCTGGGTCGCGGCCGAGGTTGCCCACCAGAATGACTTTGTTGACTGAGGCCATTTATGCGGCCTCCAGCAGGGCGTCCCGCAGCTCTTGTTGATACTTGGTGACCGTCCGCTCGAACTCCATCAAATCGGATTCCAGCGCATCGATCTGGTCGTCGTTGCGCTCGATGCGGATAATCTTCATTCGACCCAGGTCGTGAACCCACAAGACCAGATCCACCCACTTGCGGCCGAGCAACCACATTGAGCCATTGCACTGGTCTACATAGGCGGCAATATCGCCGTTCACAAAGGCAGTGAACAGGGTGTCGCTGCTGACCATCGTCTTGATTTCAATGATCCCGTCATTGCCCACCAAACCGTCTACGCTCACCCCAAATAGGCGGTCCGGCGTTGTGATGAAACCGGCCTCGTCAACGATGTGCCCTGTCTTGCGCTCATAAACGGCACGGGCGTAGGGCTCTTGCTCGGTGCCCAGGCGCATAGCACCGTTCACAAAGACTTGCATGGGCTCGCCGCCTTCGCGTTCTCGCGCCACATCCATGGCGTAGTCCAAACACTTCTTGGATGGAGCACCGCTTTTCAGGCGGTCGCGGCAGTCTTTGAATCGGCTGCCGGTGATGACGCCCTTGCGGGCCTGGAGCCATTCCGGGGTTCCTTGCTCGGCAGTGTGAATGAGTAAGCCTTCCATTATTGAGCCTCCGTGAGCATCTTCTTCTTGTCCGATACAGCCTTTTTGAAGGCGTTGTAATCGGCAAGGTTGTTGGTTGCGTAGATGATGTTGCCGCCTTCCTGCCAGATGGTTTCCAACCGTTCCAGCGTTTCGGCTTTGGCCACTTCGCTGACCCACTCGTCGCGCAGGTTTGCGCTGATCTTCGAGTTCGCGCCGCCTAGCCCGTCATCGTCGTCACCTTTTTCAGAAACGCCAGTGATGGCCTTGAGGGTGTGACGCTGCAGGTAAGTGACGGTGGATGCGATGGCCTGGATGTTGTTCTTACTTCCGCTTTGGTCCGCATTGGCCTCAAGGGACACAGAGTCGGTATGACCTTGGCGGTGTTTGAGAATGCAGGTCACGCGGATCAGGTCTTTTTCTTGATGGGTTTTCCAGCTCCAGGCGAAGCCATGCTTTGAAAGAGCAGGGCCAACCGCTTCGACCACATCGGAAAGCTCTGCGTGCTTGTAGTGGGTGCGTCCGTTCTTCCCGGTGAAATCGACAGCTTTGCGCTTGATGATTTCGACAGCCTCGGACTTGAATGCAGCCAAGGCATCGTTGAAGGCCTTTTCGGCCTCACGCTCTTCCCAGCGTTGCTGCAGGTTCATCATCTGCTCCACTTGGTCGAGCGTGGCGCCTTGTTTCATGGCGGCCATCATCATGCCCATGGGAGAGTTAGCGGGCACCTGGTCTGCCGGCGCAGCCAGTTCGCGCTGGGGTGCTTCGATTATTTCTGTGCTCATGGTGTCCTCAATATTGGATTCGGATAGCCGGAATCAGGCCCTTGGCGATCAGAATGACGGCCTGCTTAGCGCATGCGTCGGGCAAGCCGTTCTTAATGAATGCAGCCAGGGCGGCGTTGTTAATGCTGGCCTTATGCGCTTTGTCCTCTTCGCGGCGGCGCTGCTCGGCTTCTTCGGCTGCCTTTTCGTCGGCCTGGCGCTTGATTTCGGCCTGGCGGGCAGCTTCGGCGGCATCTTTTGCGCGTTGCTCTGCGGCCAGCTTTTCAGCTTCGGCCCGGGCCTCGGCCTGTTTTTGACGTTCGATGGCTTCGGCTCGTTCTTGCTCAGCACGGTCGGCGGCTGCTTTTGCATCAGCTTCACGCTTTGCGGCAGCATCACGTTCAGCTTGGGCTTTGGCTTCCGCATCGGCTCGGGCCTTTTCAGCGGCTTGGCGGGCAATCTCCGCCTCACGGTCTTTCTGCTCCTGCTCGGCCTGCTTGCGTCGTAGCTCAGCCAGTTCTGCCTGCTCAGCTTCGTACTTCTGGCGTTCAGTCAGGGCTGCATTCAGGATTTCCAGCGCCTTGGCTTTGACCCGGTGGGCCTCGGCTTCAAACTCTTCCCAGGCCTCGCCAATCACCGCAGATTCAACTGTTGCGATGCGCTGGCGCAGGGATTCAACATCAAGCCCACCGACTTCTCGGGCTTGATCAGCCATACTGTCCAGGTCGGCACGGTGGAGTGCTACCCGGCTGGCCTCTGCTTCTTCCCAGTCCGTGAGCGGCTTGCGGACTTCATCAGCCAGTGCGTCCAGTTCGTCACGCATGCGCTTGCGTTCAGCGTCGATCAGCTTGGGGATTTCCTTGAGTCTGTCCACCTGCTCTTTGCCTAAGCCATCCAGAGCGGCTTTGATCTTGCGCACCTTGAATGCGCGGCTGGCGATTTCCTTTCGGCCCTTGTCGGTCTTCAGGTTCGGCGCATGCCCGGTGACTTCTTGTCGGATGCGCTCGATATACGGGTCCAGACCGTTTGGTGTTTGGTAAGTTTGCAGCGCCGTTTCTGCTGGCGGCAGTTCCGTCAGTTCTAAGACTTCGGTCATGTCATGCTCCAATCGCTCGGGCCGCCAGAGTCGGGCCGAAAAAAAGCAGTCCGCAGACTGCTATGGCAATGATTAGGGTGAGGGGCCAGCCCCAGGGCGGGGTGCTGCTGTTTGGTGCGTAGCATCCCTGGCCATCAAACGGGTTACGGCGGCGAGTGCGGGGGAAGCCGGGGTTTTGGTCGGTCATGTTGGTTCTCCCGATAGGGCGGCGTCCAAATCATCACGGGCTGCTTTTCTTCGTCCGTTGAGCCTCCCGAAATCCTCGGGCATGGACTGGTACTCGTTGTTATCTGCGGCGTCTTGAGCTTGTAGGTAGTCTTTGACTGCTTCGCGCAACTGCTCAATCTCAGCCTCCTGGGCGTCGCGTTCGCCTAACAGAGTGCGGATCGTTTCAGGATCGCAAGCGGCTATATATTCCGAGTTGGCGTTATTCTGGTGGCGTTGGCTTTCCCAGCCCGCTGGCGTCTTTGGTTGCCCTTGCACAAAGGTGGTGCATATTCCGCGTCCGCCGTCAGCTTGTCGGACAGTTCGGCTCGTGCCGCTTTCAATGTCCGCCTCCCATGGGCCAGACGTTGCTGCAACGACAGTCGCACGTAATTTCGCGTAGTTGTAGCTCATGGCTGCCTCCAAATACTGATAACTGTCTCGGCTGCCAGCGCGATAAAGAAAGCGGCGCAGCTGAAAAAGCCGGAGAAAATGAAATACTTGATCAACACGGCAGCGCCTCCAGTTCTTGCGCGGTCATTGCGTCGTGGCTGGCGTCGGCCCAGCTCAGGATCAGAGCGTTGATGTGGGCGTTCAGGCCGTCCGTGTAAACCGGGTCATTGGTGAGCATGGCTTTCAGGAAAGGGCCGATTGCGCCCGACTTCTCGAAAGCAACAAGCTGGTCGCTCATTACTTCCAACAGATCGGCGCGGCTTTTGATGTTTGGCAGGTCAGGGCGGCCCCAAGACATCAGCACCGCCTGGGACTTGCCGATCAGGCAATCCTTGATCTGTTGTGCAATAACTTCGCGGCGGCGCTCCGCCAGCTCGTGCGCGTCTATCTCACGCATAGCAAAAGCGTTCATGTTTAGCTCCGGGGATTGCGCCGCGTCCGGCGCTATTGAAAGGGGAGAGGGTTAGCTTGTGGCCACCACCTTCACGTCCGGTGCGCACCGGAGCGGTATTGGTGGAGTTCCAGAGTTCTATGCCCTCTGATAGCAGCCCTTGATCGGATAAAGCACCGTTTCATCGGACTTCACACGTATGGAGGGATTAGGGTTTGCTGCCGTCGCTAACACGGCTGCCAAGGGCTGCTATCGGAGGGCCCCTGTTTAAGGGGCTGCCTGGACCTCGCTACTGCTTGCCACGAGTCATGCAGGCGTTGAAAACTGAATGCCCTCTGGCTTGGGAGGGTGATACAGAAACTTGATGCTGTGTCCATGCCCCACACTTTGAGTGATTTCTTGGGGCGCATAAGCCGTTTCATCTTTTGGCTCTGCGATGCCAGCATTGACAAGTTCGCAATGCACAAGATCAAGTAACTTGTCACGTTCCCAGCACTCGATAACCAGCTTGTCGCTAAGTGCCGCCTTGCGATTTGCAGACGCTTCCTGCTTTCGTGCTAAGTGGTAGTTTTCGCTGGCTTTATCGGCTCGTCTCTGTGCTGCATGCAGCTTTTTGACGGCCTCCAGCAGCTTGTCGTATCTCATTTCTTGAGACGCTCCTGTTTGTCATGCTTGCCCGGAAAATCTGCGGGCCAGCGCATTGGTTTGTCCTGTTTTTCAGGCGCTGCTGTGGCTTTAGCCAACGCCGCTTGGGCAATTTCCACCGTCTGATCTGGGTCTGTGTTTCCTGCAGCGATGGTTTCTAGCGCGTCAAACATGAGGGGGCTGGCTGCGATCAGTCGGGCGTTGGCCTCGTAGTTCGGATGATCCAGTCCGGCCTCTGCAACTACTGCGTCCCAGCCCAGGTCCTCTACAAAAGTCGTTCCTAGTTGAGACTCAGCGAAGATTTGGTGTCCCCCGAAGATATCGCCATCTTCGCGGCATATCACCCAAGGCCCCGGCGTATGTTTGTGTTCCATGTCTACCTCTTGCTCGGCCAGGGCCGCCCGCGCTTCGACAAGCTCTGCCCATGCGAAGTTATTGCCCGTGGCGTCGGCATGTATTTCGACAATTGATACAAGTTCGCGCAGAGCGTCTTGCAGGCACTTGTTTTTCTGCATGTATTTCTCCTGTTCGTCCGGCTATCACCACGCCTGTCCGTGAATAATTCGGCCAATGCTGGCTGGTGTTCGCTGTATCTGGGGCGGCGGCTGGTCTGCATTCAAAATATTCAGACTTCGATCGAACTTGATGGGTTTGCCTGTTCGAGACTCGTACATACTGATCCAGGCCTCGCCGTATAGTGCAAGCTGTTCGATTTTTGACTCGATCACCACCCCTGAGTAATTTGCACCCCAAACAGGGCCATCTCGTCCCTCAAACCTGCTGTGCAGATACCATTCGCGTAGAAATTCTCTGACGCAATCCGCGCTGGGTAGGTCTGCCATATCTATCTCCTAGGCGGTTTCTGTTAGCTCGTGGGCGGCTTCCTCTGGGGTGCAGCCATCTACCCAAAGGCTATGTGCCAGACCGTCGTCCTCCTGATTGCCCGCGATCTTGGACAGCTTTGTGAGCCATTTGTCGTACTCGCGCTCTTGGCGGGAGGTTGCGCTTTCTTCACAAGCAAAATTAACCATGTTCATGTCTATCTCCTATTTATCCGTCAGTACCCTGAGTCAAGGCACTGGTGGATAAGGCCCGCCAAGGGGCCGGGTAGTTAAAAGGTGGTTGGTTGGGCGATACCGCGAATGGCCCACATGAAGCCCTGTTGCAGGTTGGTTTTGCCCAGGGCAACCGCACGTTGGTCCAGAGACCCATCAGCCTGCAGCTTGTCCATCCAGGCGCCGACCTTCTCGGCCAGTTCCTTGCCTTCGTTCATTGCAGCAATCTCGGACTCCGACAAATCGCGGTAGCCCTTGATGTGCTTGTGTTGGTTATCCATATTTCCTCGCTTCAGTAAGCACCACCATTGATGCTTACCAAAGCGGCCTAATACTAGGCTGCTTTTACGCTGCGCTCCTGGCTACTCCCAGCTGAGCTGGCTCCAGGTAGCGCAACGTTCTAAATCCCCACGTCACGGGTTGTCCGTCTCACTCTTTATCAGGGGGTGTGGGGATGCGCCCTGGGCCTAGCCGTGCGTGTTCGCACCATTGGCCTATTTATCGCTTTGCTCGTTGTTAAAGATCATCCTGCTTCACCTCCGTTACTAGGCTGCCCTGAGGGCTAGGCTGTTCTGCGGTTGGTTAAGCGTTGGAATGGAGTGTAAGAGCGCTAACAGATATTGTCAAGCATGCTAACGCATCTATAGTAAGAATGCTTACGCTGAGATTGAAAAAAAAGCCCGCATTAGCGAGCAGGGAAGTGTGGAGCAAGGTGCTCAGTCGATCGGAGTGCCGCTCTCAATGCCAAGAATTACGTCAATTAATGTGCGGCGAAGGCTGGTCATGATGCGAAGCTTTGCATCGTCTTGTAGTGCTGGTGATAGCCAGGCGGCCTCCGCAGCGTCAATGACAGCACAGCTTTCTTCGAGCCTTTCTGCTGCAGCCCGCAGTAAAGCTGAAAGGTCGGCCGGCGGCTTGGTGTTCTGGTTACTCGTCATATCGCAATGCTCTTCTCTTACAAGTGGGCGTTTTAGATACGCGCTCTGATTCGTGGGAGCTACGTGGAGCGCATCAATATGGCGGGGCAGGGAGATAGTTATACTGTATATCTATACAGTATTTTGGGTCAAGGTAATGTGGCTAACTGTGAGGCCTAGATAGGCTGGGTGGGAGCCGGGAAAAGAAAAACCCGCCGAAGCGGGTTGTCCAGGTAACAAAAAAGCCCCGGGAGGGGCTTTGTCGTATTGGTGCAGGCCACCGAGAAAACTGCAGGCCGTGCGGATTCCTGCAGGTTGATCGGCTATAGGCCAGGCAAAGAAAAGCCGCCCTGGTGGCGGCTGTTAGAGCAAGATCAGGTTGCTTCGAGGGGTTTTAGTCATCAGACCAACAACCCCGTCGGACTTGAGTTTCTATAAACAGTAGCTCCATCTGATCACACAATTTGGATGCTTTGAGCCATGCATTCAAAACCATTGGATCGTTTGCGGAGACGGGTATGCCGCTTGATGAAGAGCGAGACTCAAACTTTGGGTGGCCAGTTAATGCATCTGCAAGTTCTGAGAACTTCCCCGTAAGAGTACTGTATCTCGAGTCCATTTTCTGTAAAGCTTGGAGTCGAAACTCTAATTTATCCAGTTGCTGTTTTATTGAGATTTCTGCAATAGTGGCGTCGTTATTTGCTGTGGTGTTATCAATGGACGTAAAGTAACAAACACCGTCTTCCAATAGTTTATCAACCTTATTTCTATATTCATCAACTAGGGCTCGGAGTTCTTTTCTGGATTCTCGTCGGTCGTTATCTCGAGATAAAAAGAACCATCCAACGATAAGAACTAAAGGGCCGAGCGTAGGAGCAACTACCTGCTTATAGATCGCTAAATTTTCAAGCATAGAGGTTAGATAAAATTAATTATCGCTATGGGCATTTTCAATATAGCCCCAAACTCGTTCAACGTACGATTTTTTCTTTCCAATTACCGTTAGATGCTTGCGGAGTTCATTTTGTTGAAGTCCTGCGCGAACCAGCCCTCCAAAAGCTTCCTCAAGGAAAGACGAACCGAGTCCGAGAGTGCCATCGAGCACGACTGATACCCCCCCACCCTGCTTAAGGGCGGGCAGTAAAATCTCTTCGCGAAAACGCTCTCCTGACCAGGGGCCGTCGGACCTGTAGCGCCCTGCCGCAAACGGGGAAAAATCTTTAGCTATATTAATCATTTTGCTCATCTTTCAGCTCTCGAGCGCCGATTGTTTGTGTATCGAATGACCACTGTACTAGCGTACCCATAATGGATTGGGCATGGTCAAGAACCACTTCGATGCCTGTTCTTCCATTGTACGTGTACATGCCGCGGTCACTGAAAATTCTTAGAACACCAGAGTTGGCTGATTTGACCAGGTCCAGCATCTCATCCAATCCCTTTCCTCTGTTTCCTTTACCGGTTCTCGTCGCGCCAAGCTCCAGTGCAGCTTTGATGTATTTTGCGTCAAGATCTGAGCTGGCTCCTAACCGACTCAATATCGCGTCGATTGCGCGCTCTGACCAAGTGCCGCGCAACGGTAGCGTTCTACGAATTCCGACGCCCAAGTCACAAACTGATAGGTATAGGATACCTTCATCGCTGCATTCAGCAAACACCCACCAGCCTTGATTATCGCATTTTATTCCATCAGGGCGAGGCTTGATGTAGGCATGATGAACTGCATTGGTGATTGCCTCTTGCATGGCGCTTAACAGGTCGTAGGTTAGCTCTTCGCCTAGGCGATCTGTTAAGCGAGTTTGAAGGGCCTGTAAGCCGGTAAGGTCAACATTAGTCCCCGCGTGGAAGGTCCACTCCCTAACGCGGCGATGCGATATGGCCAAGCGAGGGCTTACTCCCAGCAGTTTCAACAGTCCTATATGCTGGAAGAGTTGTTCAACCACTGGATCGCTGGGCCGATTGGCCTGGAAGTGGCACTCAGGGAACGTCTCTAGCAGCCTGTGAAGCTCTGCAACAAACAGCAGGGTTCCACAAGGATTAAGCCGTCTAATAGGGCTGAGGTCAATCGAAACTCTTTTTACTATCTTTGCTGCGCGCCTGACTTCGTTGAGAAATTTCAGCAAACGGCGTCGCCATTTCGGCACAATTAGAGTAAAAACCTGAGGCGCAGGAAGACGTATGTTTTTAATCTGCCCGAGTTTAGGTGCGTGCTGAGGAGAGGCGGCCCCCAGGAACTTTCTTCGTTCTAAGAGCAGCTGCTTCCTGGCTCTCGATCTCCGAGTCCGTGAGCGTCGAAGTTGAGCAAGCCTTGTTCGCTTTAAGGGGGATGTGTATTTCATTTTTATCCGTTTACAGGCAGGCTAACTTTGAGATGTGGCACTACATCAAATGACCTGCATGCCTTAGGCTCGTTGTAATTTGCTAAGTCGAGTAGAAATTTTTCCAATCTTTCGCCTAATTGTTGTTGTTTGACTGATAAAAAATAAGGAGCCAAACGGCTCCTTGTCTCTTCCTGCTCAGTCCTTCTTACGTACAGCCTCCCTGGGCTGGGTCACGTTACCTGTCATTCACTTGCTCTCGTCTTTCTTCACGTCCAGGCCGAGCTGGGCTGCTGACAGGAGGATGGCGGTTTCAAGCTGCATACGCTCTCTGTCCGGATCTAACGCGCAAACCTTTTGATTATCGATAGAAGAGAAGGGCCAAGACTCCGCTGATACGCGGTCCTTAGCTTTCTCCGGGCCAACCCCTTTGGCTATCCATAGCGCGCTGTAGCCCGTCTCCCGCTCAAGATTAAGGGCAACTTCCACATCGCCAATAGTGTGGATGATTTTGCTTCCTTTCCCAGCCCACTGAGAAACGGCGGAACGACTCACCCCAGCCGCCTTGGCCATCTGGGTGTCATTCCAGGCCATTACAGCCTTCAATTTTTCGATTCTGTCTTTTAGTTCGCTCATATGTAAGCGCAATTACACTCTATTTTAAGAAAAGCGTGCTTGCAATGATTGCGTAAGCACGCTAACATTTGCGCATGAAGAAACAACATGCCATCCAGCTACTAGGCGGCTCTGTGAGTTCCGCCGCTTCTGCTATCGGGATCATGCCTCAGGCAGTTACCCAATGGCCGGAAGACCTGCCTCCGCGAATCGCAGATCGAGTAATCGCGGCAGTTGCCCGACAGAACCCAAAGCATTGGCCTACTGCCTGGAAGGCGATAAAGGAGAGCGCAAATGTGTGATCCAGAAAAGCGGGAGCTATCCGAAAGCTCCGCGGGTTCTTCGCTGTGGTTTCGGGGGAAGAAATCGGTAAAGGGCTTTGCATGCACGACAACTGCCCAGGCCCTTATCGCCGCCTCCGAACTGGAGTATCGATTTCACCGATCCGTTATCCATACAGTGGGGGCAAAGGTGGTGCATAGGCTCTCCGTTCTGGCACGACTCCTTAAGGCGAAGGGTGAAAACTCCCGGGTATTCCTCGACCAGTTCATAGCGCCCACGCTCAGCAATACGCTTTTCAAGCTCTCGAACTCTGTCGGTCAGGTCGTCATTGCTTCTCAACAAAGATCGCTCGCGCTCGGTGGACTCAAGGCTCTTGTTCTGCATGGCGATTACCTCTGCGCCGAGATGCATGAGCTGAATTTGAAGTTCATTGGTGGCCGCCGAGACCTTTGCTTCATCCAGCGTTTCCACAGCAGTTTTGTACGCGGATGCACTTTGGGTCACGGCGGAAAAGATACCCATTAAATCCATGGCCAATTCCTTTCAAAAAGTTTAGTTACTCGCATTTCTAAGCATAGCTGATTGGAGTTGGCCACTTAATGCAGCTCATGAGCAGGGCATGCAGGCTCGCTTAGGTCTTGCATGTCGCGCTCATCACACAGACGCACAAACAGTTGCATGACGGTTTGCTGCGTTGGTTCTTCAAAGGTACGCCGGGCGATGTCTTCAGCCTGGGTCAAGATTTTCTCGGTTTCGGTCATTAAAACTCCTTGTTCAGTTTCACCAGTTTGATCGAACCCACTTTCAATAGCATTCAACTCTTTTTGCATAGGACTGACTCCCAATGAATGCCACCACAGCAGCACGGGTGGACAACCGCCCACAACGTCCAAGCATGGACCGCGCTTTCCGCCAGGCGCTGACAGATCCGTCCGTGAAGGCGAAAGCTAAAGAATGCCTGGGCTGGGATGAAAGTCAGGTCAGTCGGTTTTTGTCAGGTCAGATGGGCCTAACAATCGACAAGATCGACCAAGCCATTGAGGTTTTGGGCATGGTTGTGACAACTCCGTCCTATATCGATTTTCTGGCTTATGGAGCGCGTATCGGTGCGAATTGCCACTGTGTGCGCCAAGGGCTGGGGGAGTGCGGCAGATAGCCATGAGTAAACAGACCTTCAATCTTGTGAGCCCGCAGGTGCGCCGCAATGCGGCCCATGCCATTGCGCACGCGCCTGACAACTATCGCGTGGAGATTCGTCCCCGTACTCGGTCGTTGGATCAAAACGCAATGATGTGGTCGATCCTGGCCGATCTGTCCAAGCAGGTTGATTGGATGGTCAATGGCGTGGCCACCAAGCTAGAAGCCGAAGAATGGAAGGATGTTCTATCGGCCAGCCTGAGCCAAGAGACGCGCATGTCCCAGGGTATCCGGGGCGGGATCGTGATGCTGGGCCAGCGCACCAGCAAGATGACGGTGCGCCAGATGTCCGAGCTAATCGAGTTGGCCCTGTCATTCGGTACTGAGAAGGGCGTTCGCTGGTCGCCTACGTCCTTGGGGAGCGGGTCATGAAGTACTGGCAAATGTGGCTGATCATTTTTTATGTGTGCATCGCACAACTGGCTAGTGACGATGGCTTGATAGGGATGGCCGTAGGTGCATTCCTGGCGGCTGTCGGTTTTGGGGTGGCACGACGATGAGAGCGTTCAACAGCACATTCAAAGCCCCGGCAAAGCCGATGCAGCGTAGCGCGTGGAAGCCAGCCAAGCCCAAGGCGATTAAGTCACGGGGCATGGAGGGCGCGGCAACCACGGCAGACCAGAAGCGATTCCACAGCATGATGGCCTCGCTCGGTTGCATCGCCTGCCATCTGGATAAGCGCTATCAGCCAGTCGTGAGCATCCACCATATCGATGGCCGCACCAAGCCGGATGCGCATTGGCTCGTTCTGCCTCTGTGCGCGGGCCACCACCAGGACGGAACAGGTGCGCCTGGACTGGTTGCCATCCATCCCTGGAAAAACAAGTTTGAGTCGATTTACAGCCCACAGCGCAATTTGCTGCGCCTGTGCATACAAACACTGCTGGACCGTGGCGCCGTTGTTCCTGATGGCGCGCTGAGGGCGGCAAACATACTACAGGGGGACGCATGAAGCCCTTAGACACTATCAGGGCCATAGGCAGGCCAATCGCATACCACGCGGCTCTAGCCCGCCATGTCGGCGGTGTGGCTACGGCCATCTTCCTTGGCCAGCTGATGTACTGGGACGAGCGATCTACGGACGAGCGCGGCGTCCATAAGGAGTCAAAGCAGTGGGAAGATGAGACGGGCCTTTCCTATCGGGAGCAGGCTACGGCACGCAAGAAGCTACGCGATTTGGGGCTGCTTATTGAGACTCCTGAGCGTCTCAATCACCGCATCTACTACAAGCTGGATCGTGAGGCATTTAACGCATGGATTGAGTCTGTTTCCAAGGACTCGGAACCTGAAAATGGCGAATTGCGGAATGCGCATTTCCCGAACGACGAAAACGCAATTGGGGAACAACACATTCCGCATTTGGGGGATGACGCAAAACGCATTTCGTTAATAGAGAAGACTACTACAGAGATTACTACAGAGATTACAGAAACAAATATGTCCGGTTCTGCCGAACCGAACCGCCGTGTTCTGCCATCTGAAAAATTCCAGGAGTTCTGGCAGGCCTATCCAAGCACTGGGCGCAAGGTTGCCAAGGCGAAGTGCGCTCAGATCTGGAAAGCCCGAAAGCTGGACGAGGTTGCCGACGATATCTTGAGCCATCTGCTGGCCATCAAGACCACACCGCAATGGCTGGGAGGCTATGAGCCTGCGCCGTTGACGTACCTGAACCAACGCCGCTGGGAGGACGGTGTGCCAGTTAGCGCCCATGTCGCTTCCCGTTCGTCTGGTGGCTCGCTGTTTGAGCAAAACATGGCAGCCGCTGCGCATGCCAAGGCAATGATTTTTGGAGGTGGCAATGCAACAGGCTGATTTTGAGCAGTTCTCCCAAATGCTGAATGCGGCTGCGGACCTTTACGGGAAAACTATGTCCGGCATGGCGATTTCGTTGTGGTGGAATGCCCTGAGTCAGTATGACCTGAGTGCCGTGCGTGACGGCCTCAGTCGACACATGCAGAGTCCCGACTCAGGCCAGTTTATGCCTAAGCCAGCTGATGTGATTCGGATGATCGGAGGCACCACGCAGGACGGCGCGCTGCAGGCCTGGGCGAAGGTAAATACGGCAGTGCGCAGTGTTGGCACTTACCAGACGGTGGCCTTTGATGATCCGATTATTCACGCCGTTGTGACGGATATGGGCGGGTGGGTAGCCTTGGGCACCAAGACCGAGCATGAGTGGCCGTTTGTTGCCAAGGAGTTCGAGAACCGCTATCGCGGCTATCGGAATCGTGGTGGGGCCGATGAATACCCACGCACGTTGATTGGAATTGCCGAAGCGCAGAACTCTCAGAACGGGCTCCGATCGCAGCCGCCTGTACTGATTGGTGATGCTGCCCGTGCAAAACAGGTGCTTCTGGGTGGTTCCGATAGTCCTCGCATTGGGTTTCAGCAGCTTGGTGAGCAGGAGTTGGGCGCTGTGATGATTGACGCTGAGCCTCGGAGGCTGCAGGCATGAAGCGCAAGTACGGAAACCGCAAGACGATAATCGACGGCATTCAGTTTCCCAGCAAGCTGGAAGCCGCCCGCTACCAGCAACTGAAACTGCTGGAACGGGCAGGGCAGATCACCGACCTGGAGCTGCAGCCCCGTTTCGAGCTGATCCCCAAGCAGCGCCGAGATGATGGAAAGCCGGAAAGAGCGTGTGAGTACGTGGCCGACTTCCAGTATACGGACACCGCCACTGGCCGGCTCGTGATTGAAGATGCAAAAGGCGTTCGCACTGATACTTACGTTATCAAGCGGAAATTGTTGCTCCAGGTCCACGGGATAACAGTACGGGAGGTTTGATATGCCATACCCAAGCTGGATGTACCAAGACCCATCGAAGCATGTGGATTTTGTGCGCCGAAAGCGGCAAGAGCACCAGGAGCGGCAGCCCGAGGCAAAACGTGAACGGGCGCGGGAAGGGCTGAAAGCATTATTCGGGGAGGGCAGCCATGCAAAAACTGAGCGGCGATGACTTGCTTTGGAATTGGGCCCGCTGGTGCTGGTCAGGCGAGACGGTCGGGAATATGGAGCGGTATGTGCCCTGGGAGGATGATTGCCGTCCGATCAACCAAGACCACGCCCAGGCTGTGGACGCTCTGTACCAACTCTTGCCTCGTTATCAGGCCATGGTGGTGCAGGCTGAGTACACCCGGAAGAACTCGCACTTTGGCAACCTGTCGGCATCAGAGCGCCTGGTGGTGGCTCGCCGGTGGATTCGCCAGATCACCGGAGCCATATTGCGGGACGAAGATTACAAGCGGCACCTGGAGGGATTCAGGGCCAAGGTAGAAAAGGAGGTGTTGCAATGAAGTATGCGTCGGAGGTGATTGATTTGCTGGCGGCGTATCCGAATCGGGCCTTCAAGATGATTCAGATCGTGCGTCACGTGGCTGACGGCCATCCAGAAAGCCCCAAGGAATGGGAGCGTGTTCGCAAAGGGGTGCGCCGTGTCCTGGACAGCTTGGAAGAGAGCGGGCAGGTCAGTTCAAACCGGATCGGGGCAGCGAATGGTGGCTCCGCCCTCTACCAGTGGAAACCGGGACATGAACTTCTGGCAAACCGGGACAGAAACCGGGACAATATCAGCAAGCACAACTGTGCCTGTAGGTTTTGAACAGCCCCGCCCATCGAAAGATCGGCGGGTTTTTTAGGGTAGTTGGTCCAACTGACTGGCATCGGGCATACTGGGACTTCTCTTTAACCAGGAGCCTGATATGACAAGAAAGTTTGTGAGTATTGTTCCGCACCAAATGCCAGACGACCTTGGAACGGTGCTTTATGCGGTAGCAGATGATGGAACTGCTTGGAGGGCCAAGCAGTATCCACGAGGAAGTTTACCGGATGAGCCTTGGGTCCAGATACCGGGCCTGCCTGAGGATGACGGGCTCTCCGGAACGTATATATAGTCTGTCTGCTAGTTATGTCTCCGCCTCCGGGCGGTTTTTTTATGGATGAAAGAAATGGCCCTGCCAGCGAGACCATGCCAGCCTGCTGATTTGGTTGGTGAGGAGGCACAGCTATTTCTTACGCTTCGGCCCGCGCCAGAGATCGGCGAATGGGTGCAGCGAAATATTCTGGCCGATGATGGGCCTATCCATAACCCCGACCACTCCCACCTGATTGAGGCTGATCTGTGCTTCCTGTGGGCATCAACAGCTTTCACAAAGCAAGGGCGTACGGTCTTGGGCCAATGCGAGCAAGTGATGTTCCGCGCCGGGGGCTGGCAGAAAGCCCGTCAAGAGCAACAGATGCGTGAATGGTTCGGCTACGTGCCGCAGTTCATCATCACTCTAGCGGCCGATTACTGCTCTCAGTGCAGCGACGTCGAGTTCTGCGCACTGGTCGAGCATGAGTTGATGCACATCGGCCAGCAGATGGATGAGTTCGGCTCACCCAAGTTCGATAAAGAAGGATTCCCCAAGCTCTGCATGGTCGGTCACGACGTGGAAGAGTTCATCGGGGTGGTCCAGCGCTACGGCTCATCTCAAGATGTGCAACGGCTGATTGATGCAGCCAAGGCGGGCCCATCAGTGGCAAGAGCCAACATCGCACATGCATGCGGCACCTGTTTAAAGGTCGCTGCCTAACATAGACACAAGCTAGACGGATTTCACATTATGGCAAAGCTCAGTGAGGCCGCGCAGCGCTTCATTGTGCAAGCGCTTGCGTGCTACGACACGCCTACTCAAGTTGCAGAGGCGGTCAAGGAAGAATTTGGTATCGACGTTCCGCGCAACCAGGTGGGGCAGTATGACCCGACGAAGGTATCTGGCCGCCAGTTGTCGAAGAAGTGGAGCGACCTGTTCCACGACACGCGAGCGCAGTTTCGTAAGGAAGTGGCAGAGATCCCGATTGCTGATCAGGCTTTCCGCCTGCGCCAGCTTCACCGTATGGCGAACGAGGCGATGCGCCGTAAGAACATTGTCCTGGCCGCATCCCTAATGGAGCAAGCTGCCAAGGAAATGGGCGGCATGTTCACCAATAAGCGGGAGCTGAGCGGCCCAGGCGGGAAGCCCATGGAACATAGAACGGTGGTGGTCGATGAAAAATCAGTCGCTGCCGCCGTCTCAGCACTTGAAGATGAGTACTGATGTTGATCCTGATGTCCTGCGCCAAGTAGCAAAGGTCCGCTGTCAGGACGAGGGGCTTTTCTTTGCCCGATACTTCTTTAAGCAGCGCACTGGTGGAAAGATGATCGTGGCCCCGCACCACAAGGTGATCCAGCAAACGCTTGATCGTGTGGTGGCTGGTGAGATTACACGCCTGATCATCAATGTCCCCCCTGGGTACACCAAGACTGAGCTGGCCACGATCAATATGATCGGGCGCGGCCTGGCGCTGAACAATCGCGCCCGGTTCATGCACCTGTCGTACTCGCACAATCTGGCGCTGCTGAACTCAAGTACGGTGCGGGGCATTGTTAAGTCTCAGGCTTATCAAAGCATGTGGCCCATGGTGCTGCGCGACGATGCGGACAGCAAGGGTATGTGGTGGACCGAGCATGGTGGTGGTGTGTATGCGTCGTCCGCTGCTGGTCAGGTCACTGGCTTTCGCGCTGGGCATATGGAGCCAGGCTGGCAAGGGGCGCTGATCATTGACGATCCGGTCAAGCCTGATGATGCATACAGCGATACGGTGCGCGGCGGCATTAACGACCGATTCAATGAAACGATTAAATCCCGGCTGGCGATTGAAACCACGCCGATGATCGTGATCATGCAGCGGATTCACTACCAGGACCTGAGCGGCTATTTGCTGCGTGGCGGGTCCGGGGAAAAGTGGCACCACCTGAATCTGCCGGTGATCATTGACAACAGCCTGCCTTATCCGGAAGAGAACACGCACGGCATCCCGATTGACCATGGCCTTCCTGATGGGTGGCTCTGGCCTTTCAAGCACAACGAATCACACCGGACTGCGCTGTTTTCTCACCGGCGAACTGCAGAGGCGCAGTATATGCAGCGCCCACGGCGATTCAATGCCGAGGGGGCGCTGTGGACTGAGGCGCTGATTACAGCCGCTCATGCTTTGCAGATCAGGCATGAGCTCGTACGCACGGTGGTGGCGGTTGACCCGGCCACGACTGCAAGCGACGAAAGCGACGAGACCGGCATTGTGGTGGCCAGCTCCTACGGATCAGGCGACAACCGCCAGTATTCGGTAGATGGTGACTACAGCGGCAAGTACAGCCCGAACGGCTGGGCGCAGAAGGCCATCGGTGCATACGAGCAGCACAATGCCGACGCTATCGTCATCGAGACGAACCAGGGCGGCGATATGGCTGAGTCCACGCTGCGCAATGCTGGATTCAAGGGCCGCATCGTGCGTGTCCATGCCAGCAAAGGCAAGTTCGCCCGAGCTGAGCCTATCTCAGCACTCTACGAGCAGGGCCGGGTGGCGCATAAAGGCGCTCTGTACCTACTCGAAAACCAACTTATGGAATATGTGCCAGCAACGGCCAAGAAATCGCCCGACCGGCTCGATGCCATGGTCTGGGCGCTGACTGAGCTGGGCGGCACACAAGCCGTGGGCCTGATGATTCCAAAGCGCCTACTTCAAGGCAGATAAATGGCAATTTTCAATGTTTCAGCGCGAGACGGCAGCGTTTCGCTGGTTATCCGTGCGCGCTGCATGTCCTGTGCGCGGCAATTGGCGGCTGATCGGTCGCCTGTGCATGAAAAGCGCTTGTGGCGCGATCCTGATCTTTCCAGCGTCGAGCTGGTCGGCCATCCGGAGCGCCTGGGCTATTTCAGCGAAGGCATGAACGGGATACTTAAGCGGATTACGACATGACGGCAAGCAATCTACAACTGGCGGTGAATCATGCCATGCATGACGCCGCGTTGGCGCGTGCCCGTATGAATCTGCTTAATCCCTTAGGCATGGGGCTGGACGATAAGCGGGCTGCTGCCTGGTGCGAGTACGGCTTTAAGCAAAACCTGGACTTTCACGACTTTTATAAGCTGTATCGCCGCAACGGGCTGGCCAGTGGTGCCGTAGAGAAGTTGGCCGGGACTTGTTGGAAAACAAACCCTTGGGTAATTGAGGGTGACGAAGAGGATGAGTCGCGCAAAGAGACGGACTGGGAAAAGAAAACAACGCGAGTTCTGACGGCCCGGTTGTGGCGTCGTTTTCGTGAAGCCGATGCCAGACGCCTAGTTGGCCGTTACTCCGGTCTTGTTTTGCGAGTCAAGGACAGCGGCAAATGGCATGAGCCAGTCAAGGGCGGCTCCAAGGCCCTTGTCGATGTGGTGCCGGTGTGGGCTGCAACGCTACGGGTATCAGAGTGGGATACCGATCTGTCATCAGAGAATTACGGCAAGCCCAAGTTCTGGAGCTATGTAGAGCAGAGCACAAACGGGCAGCCTGGGCGAAACATCAAGATTCACCCTGACCGCGTGTTCATCTTGGGCGATTACGCAGGTGACGCCATCGGTTTTCTTGAGCCCGTCTATAACAACTTTGTGTCGCTGGAAAAGGTGGAGGGCGGCTCGGGTGAGTCGTTCTTAAAGAATGCAGCCCGCCAGCTCAACATCAATTTCGATAAAGAGATCGGCTTCGACAATCTCGCCTCGATGTACGGCGTATCCGTCGATCAGCTGCAAGAGCGATTCAACGAAGCTGCGAAAGAGGTCAACCGTGGCAATGACGTACTCCTGACCACGCAGGGGGCAGCGGTCACACCATTGGTCTCAGCAGTTCCAGACCCCGGGCCAACCTACAACATCAACCTGCAGACCATTTCTGCTGGCCTGGACATTCCAAGCCGTGTTCTGGTGGGTAATCAGCAAGGTGAGAGGGCCAGCAGCGAGGACTTGAAATTTTTCTACTCACGCTGCCAGTCGCGCCGCATGGATCTGTCTTTTGAGATCGAGGATTTGGTTGACCACTTGGTGCGCATTGGCGTGCTTGATGCCACGGGCGAAAAGACGGTGATGTGGGATGACCTCACGGAGCAGACCTTTGCCGAGCGGCTGGATAACGCCGCCAAAATGAGCACGATCAACCAGACCGCTTTGGCGACGGGTGAGGAAGTGTTCAGCAACGACGAGATACGGGTTGCTGGTGGCTTTGACCCTAAAGACAGCGAGCCGTTAGATGAAGGCGACGATAAGGACGAGGATGACGGCGAAACCGAAACCCGCGATCCTTCCCCGTGATCTGCGCGACCCGACTGGCGTAGATATGCTGGAACGACGCGCAATGCGTGACTTCAATGTGCGCATCAAGAAGGTAGCCCAGGCTTACCGTGCAGCGCTAGACGAGATACCTGTAGAGCCAGTGGTTAACCGGCGCTACCAGTTCCGACTCGACACGTATTTGCTGCGCACCTTGCTGGCCAGGCTGGATGCCATCGTTGCTGAGATCCTACTGGAAGGGGGCGATGAGAATATCTGGCTCTTTGACCGGTACGTGGAAGTAGCCGCTACACGCGGCACGGCCCAGGTGTTTGCCAATCTGTCTCAGCAGTCCGCAGCGTACAGGGGCGGGCGCATCTCATTGCAGGAGATTTTGCGCAGTGAGCCACATCGCCGCCGCATGGCTTTACTCAGCGCTCGGGTAGCGGAAGAAATGAAGGGCGTTGTCGGCGATGTGAAGTCGAACATGACTCGGGTGTTGACTGAGGGGATAGGGCGCGGCCTGAATCCCCGAGAGGTAGCGAAGAACCTGACCACCCAGGCCGGTATCGAGACACGGCGGGCGCATCGGGTTGCACGCACTGAAATCACCACAGCGCTCAGGCGTGCCAAGTGGGACGAGGCCAGCGATGCCGAGCAGGACTACGGCCTGCAGACCAAAGAGCTGCATCTGTCTGCCCTGAGCCCCACAACGCGAGCCACCCATGCTGCCCGGCACGGAAAGCTATTCACGCGGGACCAGGTGCAGGACTGGTGGGCAGAGCCAGGGCAAGCAATTAACTGCAAGTGCACGACGGTGAGCGTGATGGTCGATGACGATGGCCAGCCTGTGGTGCCGTCAATCATCCAGCGTGCGAAGCAAGCAAAAACCAATATGGAGAAACGAGGCTATGCCTGGTCAGACACAGAATAGCGGGACCAGCCGTAAACGAAAGTTCGTTTTGGCTGTTAATAGCGGGCTTGTGGCTGTTGCGGCTGCTAGCGGCGTCAAGGCTGTGCCTATTCAGGTCAATGTCACGACGCAAGTAAATAGCCAGCAGATTCGCAAGGTGATCCATAACGGGCGCGAGCACTGGGTTCTGCCCAGCTACACGCTGCCTGCCAACGTGGTTATGAACGGCGGCTTGTACCCGGCCAGTGAGATTGATGCCCACTATCAGGGCCTGGAAGGAACGCTGGCACCGTTGGGCCATCCTCAGGTAGATGGTCAGTTCGTGTCGGCGTTCAGCCCCGAGGGCATCAACGTGGGCCATGTGGGCGCGTTCAACCGCAATGTGAAGAAATCCGGCAACCGTGTCTATCTTGAGAAGTGGGTGGACGTAGAGGTTGCGCAGCGCACCGAGGAAGGCCGAGCTTTGCTTGAGCGCGTGGAAGCCCTGGAGCGCGGCGATGATGTGCCGCCAATCCACACCAGCGTGGCAGTGTTTCTTGATCGCCTGGAAGCGAACGAAGAGCAGAAAGCGGCCGGCGCGGAGTGGGTTGCCAAGATCAAGAGCATGGACCACGACGCCATCCTCATGGATGAGGTGGGGGCGGCTACGCCAGAGCAGGGCGTTGGCCTCATGGTCAATGCTGACCAGGCCAAGCCCTTGCAGGCCAATTCTGGCGCGTTGGTGGGCGAGTCCTTCCGGGAGCGCGAGCAACGTCTGGACCGAGCAGCCAAAGAGCGCTTCGCTCAAGGCGCTGATGAATATGCCTGGGTGGCCGACTTCACGGACAGCCAAGCCATCATCGTGCGAAACGGCGGAGCCGCTGAGGTTTACGGATACAAGACCGAGGCCGGGAAGATCGTCTTTGACGACACCGGCGCGGCTGTCGTGCGCCAAGAGTCCTGGGTGGCAGTGGTTGCCAACAGCATCAAGAAAGGCGCACAGAAGATTTTTACCCCGCAGGCCCGGCCTGCAGTCAACAACAAGGAGGGCGAAATGCCTCTGACTCCCGAAGAAAAGGCCGAGCTGACCAGCGATATCAGTAAAGCCGTAACTGCCAATATTGGCCAAGCCGTGGCCGACGCCATCAAGCCGGTCTCCGATGCCGTGACGGCACTGCAGGCCAATCATCAAGCGTTGTCCGACACGCTGACCGCAAACGCCAAGGCCGAAGAAGCCGACAAGCGTAAGGCCGTGGCTGCCGTGCATGGCGATATTGTGGCCAATGCGCTGTCCGGTGAGGCCCTGGATGCCATGCACAAGTCCCTGGGCACCGCTGCACCGCTGGGTGCCGGTCATATCGAAACCAACGGCAACGCACTGACCGCTGATGTCACTGCGCTGCCCAAGGAGTAAGACATGAGCCGATACCGCCGTGTGAATATCGATGGCAAGTCCATCACTGAAACCCGTGTGGCCGCCGCTGCGCTGCTGCCTGGCACGTTCGCCGTCATTGACGCCAATGACAAGTTCGCCCAGGCCGCTGCTGCGGTCGGTCGCGTTTACGTCGTCAACTGCGCCTATCACCAAGGTCTGAGCATCCGCGATGCGGTCCCAGCTGGTGATTCCGCCGTCGGCGATTACGTCGAAGAAGGACGTGAGCTGGCCGTCCTGTGTCCTGCTGGTGCGTACAAAAAGGATTCGCCCATCAAGATCGGTGCGAATGGACAAGGCGCTTTGGCTACCGACGACACCGACACTGTGATTGGCTACAGCCAAGACGAGGTGACGCTGACCGCCGCTGACTTCATCCGCGTGCGCATGCGTGTCGGCACTGTGGCTGCTGCGACCACTGAGCCCTAACAGGAGAAACACATGTTTTTTACCCAATCGGCTATTGCCGCGCACCCTCGATTGATGGGGCACCTCCAGGCGTTGCAAGCCAATCGCAACATCTGGAACAACCAGGATGCGGCCTTGCTGGCAGCAAACCGTGCCGTGATGACGCCGGAAATGCTGCAGGCCAACGCGCTTGCAGGTCTGGGCCGCGAGTTCTGGCAGGAGGTCGATCGCCAGATCGTGCAGTACCGCGATCAAGAAACTGGCATGGAGATCGTCAATGACCTACTGGCCGTGCAGACGGTGCTGGATATTGGTAAGACGGTGAAGTCGTACAACATCGCTGGCGATATCGCTGACGATGTGTCGATCAGCATTGACGGCCAGGCGCCGTACTCGTTCGATCACACCGAATACGACAACGACGGCGACCCGGTGCCAATCTTCACGGCAGGTTACGGCGTGAACTGGCGCCATGATGCTGGCCTGCGTACCGTTGGCATCGACCTAGTGCTGGATTCCCAAGCCGCCAAATTGCGTAAGTTCTACAAGAGCATTGTCAGCTATGTGCTGAGCGGCTCCGAGCGAATCCGCGTTGACGGCAAGCCCGGTCAGGGCCTGAAGAACCACCGCAACACCATCAAGCTGAACCTGGGCAGCGGTGCCGGTGGCGCGAATATCGACCTGACTACGGCTACGCCGCAGCAGATCATCGAGTTCTTCACCAAGGGCGCATTTGCTCAAGCAGCGCGCAACAACAAGGTCGAGGCCTACGATGTGTTGTGGGTATCGCCCGAGATCTGGGGCAACCTGTCTCAGCCGTACCTGATTCAGCTGGGTACTGGTGGCGGTACTGTTGCTGGCTCCGTGCTGGATGCAGTCAAGAGCTTCATCCCAGCTCGGTCTATCCGCCAGACGTTTGCTCTGAAAGGCAACGAGCTCATTGCTTACCAGCGCCGCCAAGATGTGGTTTCCCCTCTGGTCGGCATGGCAGTTGGCACAGTGCCGCTGCTGCGTCTGCGCCCGCAGGACAACCACAACTTCCAGATCATGTCGGCCATGGGCTTGCAGATCAAGCGTGACGGCGACGGCAAGTCCGGCGTGCTGTACGGCGCAGACCTGAGCTAAGGAGGCTGGAATGGCGAAATATCAAGTCGTTCGTGCTTGGCACGGGGTAGCCGTTGGCCAGGTAGTGGAGATGGAGAAAGTGCATCCATCTCTCAAGGCCAACGTCATCCCGTTGACTCAAGCTGCTCCTGTCTCCGACGAGGCCGGTGATCTACTGAAACAGGCCAAGGCGGAAATTGATGCGATGCGCGAACGCGCCCAAGCCGAGCTGGCGCAACGCGTGGAAGAAGCCAAGCAGGAGACTCAGGCCGAGGCGGACCGCATTATCAGTGAAGCAACAGCCGAAGCTGAGCGTATCAAGCAAGACGCACAGCAGAAGGCCGGGGAGCTGACGCCAGCAACGCCAGATGCGGGCAGTAAGCAGACGAAAGCCAAGTAACCGCCATCCAGGCGGTTTTTATTGCCCGCTGGCTTTTTTGCTGGCGGGCAGTTAGTTAGAGTGCGCAGCCAATAAGGGGTAGTATGCATTTTCAATACTAAACCTTAGGGGAGGTCCACATGAGTGCAGTAGAAAATCAAAAAACGGCTGTTTTGAGTGGCTGCAATTTATATCGTTACGAACTTATTCGAGGCGATCTATCAGATCCTCTAGTTTTTATCATGCTTAACCCAAGCACAGCAGATGCTGATGTAGACGACGATACTATCGAGTCATGTTTGCGTTTCGTTAAGGCGAATGGCAAGACGGGTCTAGTCGTTTATAACTTGTACGCGCTTCGCAGTACGAGCCCTAAGGGCTTGTGGACCAGCGAAGACCCTGTCGGTGTGGAGAATGATAAACATCTTAGCGAGGCTGCTAAGAATTATAAAAATATCGTTTGCGCTTGGGGCGTTAATGCACGAGATGATAGGGTCCAAGAAGTGGTGAGTCTTCTGAAGTCTAATGGTGCAAATTTACTTTGCATTGGGAAAAATAAGCATGGATCGCCCATGCATCCTCTTTACAAGAAAGCAAAGCCGCTGGAAATGGCATGGGATGTAGATTCGTAAATAAGAAACTATGAAACAAACAGAACCGCCGATAGGCGGTTTTTTTAATGAGGCATCCAATGCTGAGCGAAGATCAGGCTAGGCAATACCTAAAAACACAGGGCGTCAACAATGTGCCTGATTTCATCTTGGCCGCCTGGATTGAACTGGTAAACAGCGTTCAAGGGTGCCTGGACGAGCATTACACGCCAGCGGTAGCGCTGCTGATCCAGTCCTATCTGTTGGCCCTCATGGCTTACGGGCAGGGTGATAAGTACATCAGCAGCCAAACTGCACCGAGCGGTGCGTCCCGCTCCTTCCGATACCAAGGTTTTGCCGATCGGTGGCGCGGGATGCTTGGGTTACTGCGTGGCCTGGACAAGCATGGGTGCGCCACAGGACTGATTCCTCCTGACCCGACAGTCCAGGCCCATGGCGGCTTGTGGATCGCCAAAGGGAATTGCTATTCCGGGGGGCGCTAATGAGCGAAACAGCCAATTGGAGCTACACCAACACCGCCACTGTCAAGCCATATGTAGGAATGGATGACTGGGGTGGAAGCGTTTTTGGCGAACCGTTCGAGATCGCCTGCACCTGGGCGGCCAAATCGGAACAAATGCGTGATTCGTTGGGCGCGGAGTTTGTTACGCGCAATCAGATTTACACCGAGGATCACCGACCCCGTTACTTGGATCTGATCTTGCTCAATGGCTCAACTGACTGGCAGGAAATCCGGGCCGTGACCGGCTGGGATATGTCCTTCTTCGATGAAGAGCCTGACTTTCTACTGGTGACCTGATGGCGGTCCGAGGAATCAAGCAGGTTAAGAACAACATGCGCAAGCTCCAGGCCGAGATCCAAGGGCGCAGGACAGAGGCTGCCGTGTACGCGGTCCTGTCCCAAGGGGGCGCGGCTGCCGCCACGATGACGCCGGTGGATACCAGCACGTTGATCAACAGTCATTTCGTGGAAATCAAAGCTGACGGCGACAAGGTGACAGGCCGAAACGGCTACAGCGCCGAGTATGCCGCTGCTGTTCATTCTGCGCCTGGTGTGCTCAAAGGCCAAGACCGGCCCGACCGAGAAGGGAAAAGCCAGGGCCAGTACTGGGACCCGAATGGCGAACCTCACTTCTTGACGGCGGGCTTCGACCAGATCGCCGCAGACGTGCCGCGCATTTTAAGGAACGCATACCGTGCTTTTGATCGACGTTCGTAACTGGGTGGTAGCGGCTCTGCCGGCAGATTACTTGGCGATGTTCTCCTGGGTGGAGTCATCCAGGCCCGAGGATGCCGCCAGCCGCTACTGCATCGTCCAGCAAACAGGCGGAGCTGGGCCCGTCGTTGAAACCCGCTATCCACGCTTTCGTGTGGTGGTCCTGGGTAAGCGCAATGAGCGTAGCGATGCCCAGAAGATCATGGAAGACATCGATGCACTGCTTCAGACGGCTATGGGCGATGCCGTGCCATGCGGTGCCGCCAGTATCCGAGCAATTACCGAGCCAGTCGGCCCGGGGTTCACCACAGAAAACCGGGCTTGGGCTCAGGTTGATTTTGAGATCATTATTTAGGAGGGCCAGATGGCTACCTGCAAGAATCAGAAATTTGTCGGCCGCACGGCTATTTTGGAATATGCCATTGGTTGTGGCGACCAGATGCCCGCAGCGGCAGACTGGAAGCGCCTGGGTGCCATGCGCGCCAAAGAGCTGACTATCGAATGGGAAACCACCGATGCGACGGCGGATGACTCCATTGGCGCGCTGCGCGAGAACCTGGCCACGTTCCAGACTTTGAGCGTATCTGGCGACGGTGTACTGAAAGTGTCTGGCACTGGCGCTGCTGCGTTGATCGCGCTGACCAAGCACGTCATCAAGCCAGAGGCGACTGGCGGCGAGCCAGTGGCTTGGATTCGTCTGACGTTCCCTGATCTGACGTTTACCTTCTTTGCCATCGTGACGAATATGTCACGCTCTGCACCATACGACGATGTGGCTACTTACTCGTTTGAAGCCAGCGCTACCGCCAGTGACTTTGGCTTGATCGCAGAAGATACGCCAGATCCTGATGCTCCAGCCGTGGACACGGTGGCAGTTACTCCGGCTACCGCCAGTATTGCCGAAGGCGCTACTCGTCAGTTGGCCGCTGCGATCACGCCCACCGGCGCGGCCCAAGGTGTAATTTGGTCGTCCTCGGATACTGAGACAGCAACCGTCTCCCAGGCAGGACTGGTCACTGCCGTTGCAGCCGGTACCGCCACTATCACAGCAACCAGCACGGCAGACTCGGCTAAGAAGGGAGAGTGCGCCGTTACGGTGACCGCATGATGATCCTTACGGATGTCGGTGAGGTCGGCGTCCACGTAGGCGAGCGGGTGCATATCCTGCGCCCGTCGCTCTACGCGATGTCACAACTCGGTGAGCCACGGGAGATTGTGGAGTTGTTTGCCGCAGTGATGGGCGAGGCCCCAAGTTTGGTGGATGCGCTGGCAGTCGTACTGGCCTGCTCGGATGAGGATTTGTCCGATCTCTTTGGCTGCGTGTTGGCCGAAGGCGAAAAACTGACTTACGAGCCAGGGCATGTCGAGGCAGAGGCCGTTGTGTTGCTTGCCCGCTGCCTGCTTAAGCATGGCATTACCGGATCGTTGCCCGAATTGCCCCGGCCAGCAGACCAGGAGCCGGAGTACGTGCAGGAGTTCGACGCCCGTGCTCATGTGTCCATGGCAATGGCGCATCTTGGGGTTTCTGAACGGGACGCCTGGCAGATGACCATGACCGGCCTAGTAGGGGCGCTGCGCGCCAAGTTCCCACCATCGCAGAATGATTCGCCTGGTGCAAAAGCTCCTAGCAAGGCCGAAATGGAAGAGGCGCTGGCTTGGCATGATCGTGTGTTACTTAGGCAGAGCAGTAGGCATAACTAGCTTGTGTCAGGCACAATCATCGACGCCACAGGAGACAGGTCAAATGAAAGATAAAGAATATTTTGATTGGGTTGAAAATGCCGCTGTTGAAAACTTCAAGGCTAAACACCATTCCGCAGATATCTTGGCCAAAGAAGCGGCGTTAACTTTGACTGTGCTATTGGCCGCCATGGGTGCTGGGACGGCATATGCAATCAAAGCGATTACGGGGGAATCGCCCGGTTCAATAGAGTATGGGGCTGTGGGGTTTATTGTTTATCTGATGGCGCTATCTTTCTGGCTGGTAGTAGGTTGTATGAAAATGCAGCCAATTTATCCGGTATTTAATGAGCCCAAAAACCTACTGAATGACGCATATGACTTTAGTGCTATTCGTAGGTTTGAGCTGGAAAATATGCAGATGGGAATCGATGAGGCCAATGCCCGCAACGGGAAAGTTGCCGCCAGACTAAATCGTATACGCCTGGCGGCAATTGCGAGTCCCCTTATTTTTTTACTGGCGGCTGCGGTGCACTTGGTGGCCGTACAGGAGTCGGAGCCCGGTCTTTCGTCGGTGTCTGAGTATTCGGCGCCGGGGATCGGTAGCCCGGAGTTGGACGAGGTATGGGGTTGTCTGCCATTGATGCGTTCCTTTGAGTGTTAATTAGAGAGTATCGAGGGCAAGTATTTATGCTGAGAACATGAATAATGTTGGCTGCCCATTTGTCTGGCATGTATCTACCTATATTTTTAGATAGTATTGCTTTGTAACATGATCTCGAAAAGTATTGGCCTGGTCGGATTCTCGCTATCAAGGCTTAGCTCCGCCTAGCGTGGGCTTGCTACGTTGGGTAATATCTTCTTATTCATTTAGATTGGAGAGGGGAGATGAAAGTACTAGCAGGAGCCCTATTGCTATCGGCCACATTTCTTGCTGGCTGTGCCACGACATCAGGTTTAGAGCCTACAGTAAGTAAGAGCGGTTTTGATGGCGCCACTGTTGTGAACATCGTTCCACATGGGAACACGTGCGCGGAGCACTGTACTCAGATCGGAGCGCAATGGAATTCTCAATCGCCGACTAAGGCCATTCTGACCATTGGCGTGCTGGGTTATACCGGTTTCAGAAACATTGAAAAGGTTGAGCTGCGGATAGGCAAGGATGTTCGTGTTCTTGAGCCCAATCCAGGCCTCACGCGCCACGTGAAAGAGCAGTACATGACTTTCTACGAGTCAAAAAAAGACTACACCGTCAATCTCGACTTGGTTCGCAACATCATTGCTTCTAATGATGTTTGGCTGCGAATTAGCACCAATGATGGCGTGATAGAAGATGCCATTGTTTCTGGGGCGCAAGATAGTAAGGGTTTTAATGCCTTGAAGCGTTTTATCGCTGAGGTCGATTCTCACTAATCAACTGTATGTTTTATATACCCGCTTCGGCGGGTTTTTTTATGGGCGAAAGAAATGGCTGAGAGTGTCGGGGCAATCTACTATACGGTCGAGGCAGAAACGGCCAAGCTGATTAGTGATCTGGAAAACGCTAATAAGCGCCTCGAAATGCTTGAATCAGGCTTCAACAAAACAGATGCGTCCGCAAGAAAAGCGGATATGCAGCTAACCAAGACCGCCGCAGCCGTGAGAAACCTTGGAAACGAAGGGGCGGGGGCGGAGAGAAAGATTGGTGGCTTGGTGAAGATGTTGGGCGGCCTCATCGCTGTGCAGAGCATTGGCGGAATCATCAGCCTAGCAGAAGGCTACAACGAGATGGCCGAACGCATTCGGATGGCTACTGGCAGCGTCGAGGAATATGAGATGGCCCAGGCTCGGCTGCTGGCTGGCGCAAACCGAACCTACCGAAGCCTGGAAGAAGCGCAGGAATTGTTTATCAGAACTGCAGACTCCTTGCGCGAAATGGGCTATAGCACAGAGCAGTCTCTCGATGTTACTGATAGCTTGAGCTTGGCCTTTGTTAAGAGCGCAACCAGCGCTGATCGCGCCAAGATAGCAATGGGGGCGTTCTCACGGTCCTTGTCAAAGGGGCGGGTTGATTCTGATGCCTGGGAGATGATGCTTATCAGTATTCCTACGTTGGCTGACGACATGAGCGCCGCCCTAGGAAAGTCGGCGCAAGAAGTGCGAAAACTGGGAGCTGAAGGCAAGTTGACAACCAAGGAGCTTACGGAAGGGTTGCTGGGCTCATTGGAGAAAAATGGCGAAGCGGCCGATAACATGGCCACCACCGTGGCCGATGCGTTTACCAATCTGCGCAATTCCCTTGCCGTCTATGTGGGCGAGGCTAACCGGGCCAGCGGCTCGACACAGCTTATATCCAGCGCAATCGTTTCCCTAGGCGAAAACATCGACCTGGTGGTCAAGTCGCTCATGCTGCTGGGCGCGGGTGCATTGGCTAAATACATTGCATCCCAAGGCTTGGCCACCATAGCCAGCCTTAAACAGGCATTGGCAGCACGACAAGAGGCCGCCACGGCATTGCAAGCCGCCCAGGCACGGAATGCGGCTGCCGTTGCGGCACTGGCCCACGCACGCGCTAATATTGGACTCACGACAAGCACCACAGCACTTGCGGCAGCAGAGAAAGCGGCTACAGTAGCGGCCGCTGGCTTGGCCACAGCGCAACGGGCGGCCAGTGCCGCTAGCGTCGGTATGTTGGGTATCTTGGGCGGCCCGGCTGGAGTTATTGCAATAGCGGCCAGTGTGGCCGCTGGCTTTCTTTTGATGGGCGATAACGCGGACAAGGCGGTCAAAGATATTGACGAATTGACTGGATCGCTTGATGGTCTTCATCAAAAACAGCTTGAACTGAGAAAGCTTGACCTAGAAGAAGCCATAAGGAAAAACGGGGAGGCGCTTGAAGAAACGTCAGTGAGTGTTAATGCTCTGCGCAAGGATTACGAGGATCTGCACGCACAGCTTGGGCGTGGCGTTTCTGACGATGATCTGAAGAACCTCACGCACACCATTACCGAGCAGGAGGTGGAGTTAACTAAGCTGGCCGACAAGCATTCACGACTTGAAACGGCGCTACTCAACGTGAATTCAGCGCTGCAGCAGGCCGCGGCCTCACAGCGAAGCCTGAATCAAGCGATGGATGACAGCCCCACGGACGACTATTTAAAGCGCTTGGTGGACCGAAAACACGCCCTTATTGATGGGAACAGCGCCACCAAGCAGGCAGAGCGTTATATCAAAACCCTGAACAACGTCACGCCGGAGCGAATAGAGCAGATCCGAAAGGAAGCAGCGGAAATTGACCGGCTTGCGGCAGCACAGCGAAAAAGCACCCAAAGCCGTGGGGCTGGTAAAAAGGCCGAAACAGAGGCTGAGCGCTCTTACAAGCAAAACTCTGAAAGCTTGCGCAAGATGGCTGAATCTTTCGCGCTGGCCCACTTAGAGGGGGAGCAACTCGCCGTAGTCCAGGCGCGACTATCTTTAAATGACTATGCCACTCCTGAGCAGATCGAGAGTGCTGAAAAACTAGCGGTAGCGTTGCATAAGGTCAACGAGGCTCAAAAACTTAAAACCAAAGTTGGTGATGATCCTCAAGCTTATATTCGTGGGACTGATGACCCGTTGTCAGGTGGAGCATTTGATGACCAAGTGGCGCGCTATGACGCTGAGGCCATTAAAGAACAGGAACGGCATGAGGCTTCACTTAGTCGGCTACGGGAGGCAATGGAAGCGCAGAAGCTCACGCTGACAGAGTACTACTCACAGTTTGAGGGCCTGACCGAAACTCACAACGCCCGTATGGGGCAGATAGATGCTGCTCGGCAATCGACGATGCTCAGTACTTACGGCTCTGCCTTCGACAGCATAGCTAGCTTGATTCGAAATTCCCAGGGTGAGCAGTCGGGAGCGTATAAGGCTATGTTCGCTGTGACGAAAGCATTTGCAATTGCTGATGCTGGGCTGAAGCTCAATATGGCGATTATGCAAGCTATGGCGGACCCCACCGCTTTGACGCCTATGCAGAAACTTGCAAATTACGCTGCGATTGCGTCGGCGGGTGCTGGGCTGCTGTCCAGTTTGTCATCCGCGTCGTTTGGCGGTCGCCAATACGGGGGTCCCGCACAGCCAGGCAAGATGTACCGCATCAACGAAAACGGGGCGCCAGAGGTGTTCAATGCGGCTAACGGTCAACAGTTCATGATGGCCAATAGCCGTGGGCAGGTGGTGAGCAATAAGGATGCGACTGGCGGTGTTGGCGGGCTTTCTGTGCAGATCCATAACTACGGCGGCGCTCAGATCGAGCAGCGCATGACTAAAGACGAGTTCATTATCGAAATTGATAAGCGCGTGCCTGGAATTATGGCGGCCGAAGCCAAGAACAGTAACAGCCAGTTCCGGAAAAGCATGGGGCAATACACAGACGTGAGGCCAAGACGATGAATGATGAGTGCCTGCTACGGTTTCCGTTTTCGCCTTTGCAGGCGAGCTTGGCTGCTAAGTTTGGGTCCGGGGTTATATCGACTTCGGTTCCGGGCGGGCCAAGCCTTATGCGGCTGGATACGACGGGGAATGTTCACACGGTTAGTGCTTCGTGGAACCTGCGCCCGGCTGACTACGACATGTTTATGGGATATGTGCGCAACTGGGAGCGGTCCGGAGGTGATCCGTTTCTGATCTCGCTACGCCTAGAGGGTTCAGAGTCTCAGGAGTACAGGGCCACTTTCATACCAGGATCGTTTTCCCGCCCGACACGAAGCGCCGGAGTGTTCACCGTGGAGGCCCAGATGGAGGTCCTGCCAAACTTCGTCTCCCCATGCAAAGACGAATGGGCCGCCAGAGCAATGATGGATGCGGTCTTTGGCGATGATGTCTGCGAGGCCATCGATATTCTGGACAAAGTGGTTAATGAGGATCTGGTCTATGTCAGAGCATGATTTTTTCTTTAAGGCGCGAAGATCGGTATCGCGCATCGAAGGCCTGGAGATAAGCCATCCGTCTTTCTCCAGGTCTTTTTTTTGGGTCCGCAACCCAAACCCCTGGATGAAGCGCCAGGCGCTGGGCCATGGGGGCGGGGTGGTGCAGGAATATGAGTATCTGCCGATGCGCCTGCAGCCCAAGGACACGCGAGGGGATCTGGACTTTGGTATGCGGGTGGATTTGGGCGACTTGGGCGAGATCATTCCAGGTGAGCTGCAGCGGGTGATTGACGATGGGACGAGCCATATCAAGCCGACGGTAATTTACCGGGCCTGGCGCTCTGACAAGCTCAGCGAGCCGATGATCGGGCCGATTGTGTTGCAAGCGGACGAGATCTCGCGCACGCGTGACGGATCGTCGTTTGAAGCGGTTGCTCCGTATCTGAACTTGACTCGTACCGGTGAGGCGTACACGGTGGATCGGTTCTCGATGTTGCGAGGCTTTCTGTGAGTATCGATGCGCTGCTGGACCAGGTCTATGACCGAAAAACCAATAACTGCCTGCACTTTGCCGCTTCGGCCTGGCAGCACCTAACGGGCGACAGCCGTCTGCATAGCATCCGGGAAACCAATGTTCTGGGCGTGAAGTCGGTAATGCGGCAGTTCAAGAAGGTGGCCGGGCCCACAGTAGCGCCATCCGTGGTGCTGATGGAGTCGGCCAGCGGGGATGTGCACATTGGTGTTTGTATGCGCCGGCGTTTGCTGCACCTATGCGAACGCGGCGCTGAGTTTATGCCGTTCGAGTGCTACGCCGGGGTCTACCATGGGATGAGGTTTTATCAATGATTGTCGTAAATATCGTTCGCAACGTGCTGGAGCCTGAGAGCATCACGCGCCATGAGACTGACGATCTGATTGCTCTGTTGCGCGCGGAGTTCGGTGATCATGCGCCGGAGGGGGCGCGTCTCTATCACGAGCATGTCTCTGAGTACACCGATGTTACGCCGACCAGCAAAGAAGCCGAGGATGCGCTGCGTGATATGCCAGGGCCGTTCTACCTGGTGCTGGAGCCACAAGGCCCAGAAGTCTGGATTCCACTGGCGATTGCGGCGGTTGTGTCTGTCGCCAGCATGCTGCTGTTCAGACCACAAATTCCGAATACAGCCCAGCGAAATATCGCATCGGAGTCGCCCAATAACGGGCTATCAGCTCGGGCGAACCGAGAACGGGTCAATGGCCGCATTCCGGATATCTACGGGACGGTACGTAGCACGCCTGATTTGCTGGCTGTTCCGTACTCGGTTTTCGAGAACCACGTTGAGAAAGAAATCGCGTACATGTGCGTTGGCAGGGGCCAGTTTGAGATCCACGATGTGCGTGACGACACGACGCCGGCTGATGAGATTGCGGGAATGTCTGTCGAAGTCTACGGGCCCAACACTTCGCCTAATGGTGGGGTGCCACAGCTTCGTATTGGAAACGCCATCAACACGCCGGTGCTGGCGGTCAAGCGATCGAATAGCGTGAACGGTCAGGTGTTACAGCCGCCCAACTCGTCCAGGCTGGTGTTCTCGCCCATGGTATTTGAGTCGCCCAATATCGTGCGTAGTACCAATCCAGATGTGGATTTCACGGAACTGTTTTTGACAGGCGACGTTATTGAGGTGACGAGGGCCGCTGTGACGGCAGGCGTATATCAGTATGTCGCTCCATTGGACTCAGTGGGGGCTGCGAGCGAAGGGTTTATGGAGGACTCGGTTGGCTACCTTACGCTTGAAGGTGATCAGTCCGAGAATTGGGAGGTCGGGCAAACAGTCACAATCACCAACGGTACATTTCATTGGATAGCGGTTACTGGCGGTGACGGCGGATACTTAGTAGACAAGTCTGCCAATATTAACGGCACATACGATATTTCAGGCGTCAGTATTGTCAGCAATATGGGTGTGACTTCTACCGTTCTTAGTCTTGATATCTCTCAGAACTACTCGGCATGGCCGGGAGCGATTGGGACCGTTCACACCTATCCTACGGGTAATCCGACGTTGACACGACCATCAGGGGAGGTGCTTTACGACCTGTCTGGTACGTACACAATCAACACCCTGACCAACAATGAGCTGTCGTTGTCAGACCCAGCTTCTGTCAATGCGGATTGGAATGTACTGGAGAGCGAGTACGGTGGTATATCACCGGAATTGATTGTGACCGTTCAGGCTCAGAAAGAGCGGTGGGTGGGCTGGATGACGGTAGAGTCAGCAACCCCGATCAGTCGTGCCGTGTGCAACATTATTGCCCTCAATGGCCTGTATGCGGACAACGGGCAACAGCAGTATCGCCGGGATGTGGCTGTGCGGCTGGAGGCGGTGCCGCTTGATGCGGCGGGCAATCCAACTGCCAGCGCCAGGGTGTTTGACGGCGTTGTTCAGGGCTCGGCTACATCCCGCTCCACTCGGGCGGCCACGCTTAATGTTGATCTTGGGATGGAGTCGCTCAAGTGGCAGTTCCGCATGATTCGGACAAGTGACTCGGATACCAACTTCGAGGGGCAGGTGATTAACGAGGTGAAGTGGCGGGATCTCTATGCGGCTTCGCCGGTCAATCAACCGCATTTTGGCGATGTGACCACTGTTTTGGCGTCTACATTTGCCACCGATGGGGCGCTGGCTGTTAAAGAGCGCAAGCTGAACCTGCTGGTAACGCGGCAGATCCCACTGAGAGAGGGGGCTGGCTTTACGTCTACGCTTCACTCAACACGCAATGCCGCTGACATCCTTTGCGCAATTGCCCTGGACCCCAGAATTGGCAACAGAAGCATGGCCGAGATTGATGTGGAGGGGATCTATGCCACAGCCGCTGAGATTGTCGATTACTTCGGCATTCCGGATGCGGCCGAGTTTTGCTACACGTTCGATAAGTCGGAAATGTCGTTTGAAGAGACGTTTCAGGCCGTGGCTAATGCGATCTTTTGCCAAGCGTACCGACAGGGAAGCCAGCTACGGCTGTTCTTTGAGCGTGAGACTGACGACAGCTCACTTCTGTTCAACCATCGGAATACGCTGCCGGGGTCTGAATCCCGGACGTTCTCATTTGGTCCGGCAGAAGGCTATGACGGCGTGGAGTACGAATACGTGTCGCCGGATGATGATGCGGTGGTGACGATCTATCTTCCAGACCAAAGCGCGGTTAAGCCGCAGAAAATCGAGTCTGTCGGGGTGCGTAGCCATCGGCAAGGTGGTCTGCATGCCTGGCGGGCCTGGAACAAGATTCAGCACCAGCACACCACCATGGAGCGGGATTGCCTGAGCGAAGCCAGCATGCTGGTGCTTGGCCAGCGTATTCTTTGCTCGGACACGACCAAGGCCGGAGAGCAGGGCGGTTATGTGACCGCTGTGGATGGTTTGGCCGTTCGACTGTCTCAGCCGATGGACTGGAGCCAGCCTGGGCCGCATGTGATGTTCATCCAAAACTCGGATGGTCAGACAGAAGGCATTCCTATCAGTTCGGCTGATGAGGATTTTTGGGCTTTGCTTAGCAGGCCGCCAAGGGTGCCGATTGTGACCAGCAGCGCACAGCCAACTGGCTACATCATTGGCAGCGGTACAGAGCAGCGCCAGGCAGTTCCTTTTATCGTCACGGCAAAGAATCCGATTGATGGCTTTAACGTTCGTTTAAGCGCTGTGAACTACGACCGCCGGTATTACGCCAAAGACGGCATGTATCGACAGTAGCAACTAGAGTACTAACACCACCTAACCCGCCTCACGGCGGGTTTTTTTATGGGTAAACGAGATGGCAGAAAAATGCTTTCCGACACTGCAGGAACTGCGAGGCTTCGGCGTTGATGGTGATATTTGGCGGAAATTCATCAATGGGGAGATTGATGAGGTCAACCTGAACCGGAACGGGGTTGATGTTGAGACTCTGCTGACCTGGAAAGAGCGGGTCATGGAGATGGCGCAGCAGGCTGCCAATCTGCAGACGTACTTAACAAAATCGGATGCGAATGCTGCTCAGCCCCAGCCTAAAGGCACTACAGCTCAAGTCACAAACGACCCAGATCCAGCCAATAACGGCTACTGGGTATCAGATGGGTCACAGTGGGTCTGGTCTGGAGTGCAGTCAGCAAGCAGATCATCTGTAGACGAGATCGAGCGCAACACTTCGGTTCGTGACTCGCAGATGTACATCAATATCGCTTCGGCATCAAAGTCTGCATCAGGTTATTACGCTAATTTAGGTCAACAACGCATCATCGCTAACGCATCTACTGCGATGACTATGATTCCTGTGGTTCCTGGGCATCGATACCGGGTTCGTGCTGTATCTGTTAATGGCGAGGTGGGAAATAAAGCAACGCTCGTGGGATTGGTTTTGGCTGATAGCCAAATCTACCCTCGTGGCGCAATTGCTGGTACAGATTGGTTAGAGGGTGATGGGGTAGACGATTATTATGTGGATATCCCTGATATTAGCCAAGCACGGTTTTTGGCACTAAATACCCAAGTCGCGGGCAGGGACTACACAGGCAGGGTCGAGGTATACGATATATCACATGACGTCATCGACGCTGGTAGCGCATCAGTAAAATTTCTGGGCGCAGCTGGTGTTAGCGACTTCAGGTCTGATCCCGTGAACTATGCTGAGGCCGGAATCTTCCTGGGTGGAAAATATGTCAGCCTTAGCTCATCTTCTCCAAACTATGGAAAATTGCTTACTGCGGCCGGAACAGGGGCGGTTATGTTCCCTGTTACTCCAGGTGAGTCATATCAAGTTACAGCGTCCTCATTCCCGTCAAATTTGTTCGCTATTGCATTTAAGCCGAACGCTAATGCCCGCTCTGCAGATACGGTCAGAAGTCCCGGTATATACACCGGGTCAGGTGCGTCCAGGCAGTTTACTGTTCCCGATGATGAGTCTATTCGTTTTGCTATTGTCAATGCTGTAAACGATGTGGAATCCTGGGATATTCGGCCAGGTTTAGTGATTGAGTCAATTACCGATTCCGTGTCTTTTTTTGGTGGGAAAAAATTGGCGGACGCCGTCTACGCGCAAGAAAGCGTCTTGACGTTTCCGGCGCGGGCGCGGGGGAAACTGTGGGTGGCAGTCGGGGACAGTATTACGGAAAAAAACTTTCGGACAAATAAAAACTATCACGATTACATCGCTGAGGCGTTCAGCGGCTTAGTAGTCGAAAACCGGGGCATCAGCGGTAGCGGGTTCTATGATCGTTACTCTGTAGCGGATGTAATTACGTCAACGCCTGATCTGATCACGGTGTTTCTGGGAACCAACGATTGGGGCGGTGTGCGCGAGGCATCGTCTATGCCTCTCGGTGTGTTTGGCGATGTAGGAACCGAAACAGTAGCCGGGTGTATCAATCAACTGCTGACATCGTTGGTCGCGAAATTCCCTGGGGTACCTATTGGAGTGGCGACGCCACTACCAAGGCTCACTAGCTGGGGCGATCCTGGAGCGGTGAACTCGCGTGGGTACACGCTGCACCAGCTTTCAATGCTCATCATCAGGTATGCGCGGCACCTGTCATTGCCTGTCATTGACCTGTATTCGACGTCTGGCCTGCCTGTTTATGACCCGGCAGGCAACGCCCTATTTTTTACAGCGCCTGGGCAGACAGAGCCTGACGGGCTGCATCCAAACGATGCGGGTCATCGAGTGATTGCAAGGAAATTTGCGGCTCTATTGTCAGATATGTAACGCTGTAAAAAAATGATGCCCGGTTAAGCCGGCTTTTTTTACGTCTGCTGCTTTGGCGGCGCTTCACGGGAGACAGCCATGCCGACCGTAAACAAGGGGAAGAAATCAATGTTGCACAATGACGCCGCTCATTTGCCCATAAGCACTGGCTCGGCACTGCTTATTTATGGATGGACGATGCAGGATTTTGTGCTGACGCTCTGGGCAGCCTATGTAGTGATTTTGATTGTGACTAAGCTGCCCGATTTCTTGCGTGCGGCAGCCCGTTTGGTTGGTGGCCTGCAGCGTGCCTGGGGGAATTTCAAGGAGTGGAAGCGTGGATCTAAAAACTAAGGTCGGTACTGGGATAGTTGCGGCTGCGATTGGTCTGGTTGCCGCTTGGGAAGGCCGTTCACTGGTTGCCTATGTGGACCCGGTGGGCATCCCGACTATTTGCGACGGCTATACCCATGGCGTGAAACTGGGTGATGTGGCCACGCCTGAGCGGTGCGATGCCTTGACTGAGCAGGAGGTGCGCAGGGCGCTGGCGGTTGTGGATGGCTCGACGCCTGGCCAACTGCCCGACGGCGTACGCGTGGCGCTGGCCAGCTTCGTCTACAACGTGGGGCCTGGCGCTTACGGTGGGTCCACGCTGTTGCGCAAGCTGCGGGCTGGCGATCTGACTGGGGCCTGCAACCAACTCCCGCGCTGGGTGTATGCCGGTGGCAAGAAGCTGCGTGGCCTGGAGTTACGCCGAGAGGCCGAGAGAAAGATATGTCTATCCGGTCTGCAATAACGGGGGCTGCTGTACTGGCAGCCCTTTTTCTTGGCCTGCAGATGTACGGTGCTTCCCAGCACAAGAAGGGCTATGACAAAGCCCAGGCCGAATACATGATCGCTGTTGCGCATGCAGAGGGCAGGGCACGGCAGATCGAACACGAGTTAACCGAAGAAATGGAGGCCAGGGACCGTGACACCCAGGAAAAACTTGCACAGATTGCTACTGCTGAGCGCCGCGCTGCTGATGAGCGGGTGCGCCAGTCAGCCCAAGAATACGCAGCCCGCTATCGTCGGGATACCGAGATTGCCAGCGCTGCCGCAGAGCGCCAAGCAGCCGACACCGCCATCCGAATGTTTGCCGAGCTGCTTGGCGGGCTTGATGAGGCTGCGGAAGCCTATGCTGCAGAGGCTGACCGCCGCAGAGTAGCTGGCTTGGCGTGTGAGTCAGTGTACTCAAATGCCCTTACGGTAAAATAGAGGAGAGCTAGAAGGGGATAAAAAGCTAGCTTTTGGTTATGGGAGAGGTAGATTTCTTATGTCTATTTCGCAGGACAGTTAAATCAGAATATATATTTTTTAATTTTTGGGCCTGCTCCTCACCGTCTATCATAGGTGGCATATCCACGTATTTTCGAAGTTGTGTTAATAGCTTAGTGGCCTCCAGACCTAGTTTGGTATATGCATATCTTCTCGCTAGAAAATATTTTTTATGATCTGGTGGGTCATAAAATCCCTCGAAATCACCATCCAAGTATGCTTCGATCTTACCCTTTGCTTGAGCTAGCATCATAATATTGAACATCAAATTTTTTGGAATAGATTGCCATTCAACCTCAAAACCTAGAGGATTGAATTCTGGCGGGGCTATTGTTGTCTGATGGTGGCCATTGCTGCCTGCTGGTCTGCCGCGCTCTGTTCCATCGTCATAGGCAATGTCCAAGCAGCGCCCGATAAAAATATCAAGCTGAGGGGCGACAATGAGCGCTAAGTATGTTGCCTTTTCTTTCCGGCTAACGAGCTTGGTCAGCCAAGCCTGCATCACTCCAATTACGCTACCGATAGCCACCCCTAAAATACCGGCTACGCCTGTAATGATCGCTGTAACATTTTGGTCATTTATCATAAGTTTATAAAACCATTTGCTTTCAGTTCATGATGGTCAGCGTCACTTATCCATGGTTGTATTTCCAGCATGATTTCCAGTGGCGCTCTGATGCTGAGATAGAGGCGACGCCGATTCGAGTACTGCGGTATGTTGAAACGGAGGCCGAGACCTGGGGACGGCTGTGTCGAATTGAGCGCTGATCCTTTAATCACTTATCCAATATTGAATGTCGGTGGTCGATTGTTTTTGCTCACATAGTCCCAAATTAAAGCCCGTTCAACAAACTTGATGTACGCGTGATTCTGATGGGCGTTATCCAAGTTGACGGGCAGAATGGACACCCATAGATTTTTGGCTTCGAGGATTGAGGGAAATGACTTGCGAAAACTGACCCCGCCTGAGTGACCGAGGCGGTCGCTCGTACATGACCGCTCAAAGGACGACAGTCTTTTGAGTAAAGTTTGTCTTGTGGTCTCTCCAATGTAAATTAGCGAGTCTTGGTTTTCCCTGTAGAGCGCGGGTTGATCTTCACTGAGTGCCAACAGGTAAACCCCAGGAGTTCTAATCCCTTGCATGGCTCGTCGTTCGTGCAGCAGAACCCAGCCGGAAAACTGACTCTTAATTTCGTCAATGGGAATATGGGGCATGCGTAGGTCAGCCGCTTGATTGTTAAATTGAAGTTGGGTGATCGGTATTTGGTGCTTGATATTTCACATTGCTCATCTGCCGCGTCACAGGGTGCCACAGGAAAGCGGTCTCAGGCCGCGCAGTGCTCAACAATTCCAGCGCCGATTCGACGTTGGTGTCTGGCGAAGTCCATTCGCGAGCAGCATCAAATGACAGAACAACAGGTCTGCGGTCGTGAATATCCACCATGCCGCCCGCGCTGGCATCGGTCACAATAGCAAATCCGTGCTCAACATTATCGTCTTTACCTGGCTGCCAGGCCGTGATCGCGGCCATGAAGAGAGGGGCACCATCTTTACCATGGATGAACCAGGGCTGCTTATCGCCAGTTTCACCTGTCCACTCAAACCACCCATCAGCCGGTACAAGCACACGTTTGCCGAGTAGAGCCCGCCACATGGGGGACTTCTTCAAGATTGTGTCCAGGCGGGCGTTGATGACTGGTGGCCGCTTATACCATTCAGGCTTGTAGCCCCAGAACAAGCGGTCGATTTGATCGCTGCCATCACCAAGCTGGTGGAGGACGATGGGGCGTGTACCAGGCGGCACGTTGTACTTAAGCCCATCTGTCAGCTTGCCAAGGTCATGCGGGTTCCAGTTCATTGACTCTATATAGTCCACTGGTTCGCGGGCCTGTCTAATTCGTCCACACATGCATGTCTCCATCAAGGTTTGGTTGCTGGATCTTGCTTGTAGCGCTTTAAGTAGTATGCCATGTCGCCGTCCCGGCCTTGGGTGCGATGAGGGAAGTTGAGCCGGTCTCGATGTTCCGATGCACGCATGTACCCCTGAACGGCATTCTCCATTTTGAGTGCTTCAAAGAGCGGGTTTAGCCGGTGCCTGTTCTCGCCCAATCCATTCAAAGGCATGGTGCCAAGGATAGAGTAGGTAAGTACGGCCAGCTCGCGTAGGCGTTTTACCTCGCGCAACAGGTTCATCACGTCCTGATTGCGCCGGTTGCCTTCTTGGATGGCTTTCAGTTCGCGGTAGGTAAGCATGGCAAATTACTGTATAAAAAAACAGTAATTTAGCACTTAACCGCTTGACAAGTGTTACAGCCCATAGACGCAAAAAAGCCCGCTCTATGGCGGGCCTTCTTCAATCCAGTTTTGCTGCGATGTCTGTTGGTGATTGGCGATAGTAGATCATCAGGCTGCGCGGGTCGCGGTGGCCGACCATGCGAGCCAACTCTAAAATGTCGAGCTTCTTTGAAAGTCTAGTAATAGCGGTAGCCCTTGCGTCATGGAAGGTCGGGCCAGAAATGCCGGCCAAATCACGCCCGGAACGATAATAGACATCAAGTAGGGCTGATGTCAGATCAAACACTTTTTCGTCGTGCACACCCTCCATTGCTTTGAGCAATTCGATTGCTCGACGCGATAAAGGCACATACCGATCGTCACTGTTTTTGGTGCTGGCCAGATAGGCGGTGCGCTTCTCATAGCTGATGCAGTTCCAGGTCAAGCTGATAATCTCACCTGCGCGCATTGCTGTTTCGAGCGATAGCAAAAGTGCCACTGCAGCTTGCTGCCGTCGACTGGCTGGTCTGCCACCGGAATACCCGAGCGCATCGACAATTCGTTCTACTTCTCCTTCCTCGAAAATCACCGTGCGCGGTTTGCTTGCTGCTGGCTTGGTCACCTCTGGCCAAGGGTCATGATCAACATAGCCCCATTCGCCCTTTTTTGCTTGCTTCCAAATGGCACGCAGCGATCCGATCTCACGCAGAACTGAGGCTGGTTTCACTGACTCTAGACGCCGGTCCCGCCAGGCAGCAAGGTCCGGTGCGCCGATGTCTTGCATAATGAGCTTTGCAATGTCGTCGCGTTGAATGGCTTTCAGCCTGAGTATTTCCTTGTCTCCACTGGCCTTGGTGGGGCTCACTTGAGTGATGTATCTTTCCAACACATCGTGCAATGTCCAGCGGATAACCTTGCCGGCTCGCATGGCTGTAATTTCGGCCTCACGCTTGGATGCCCATTCTTGGGCTTCTCTTTTGGTGGGGAAGGTCGCGCTTTCTCTGAGCCCTTTTTTAACGATCTCAGCGCGCCACCCGTTGCCGCTCTTTCTAAACGAAGCCATTTGCGTAATCCCCTGCGTAATATTTGCGTAGAGAGATTAACAAATTTGCGTAAACTTGTTTGCTTTGGTTTGTTTTGGAGTGCCTGCAGGCACCGCTTACGCCCTATGATTGTTTGCGTATGTTTGCGTAAGCTGGTGCATGCAGTGAGTATGAGGTGGTGCCCCCCCCGTGAGTCGAACACGGCACCAACGGATTATGAGTCCGCTGCTCTAACCAAGCATGAGCTAGAGGGGCAACAAGTCCGCAATTATTACATAAAGTCCGTGTTTATGCCTAGCGAAGCTGCGCGCAACGCAAGAGATGGGGGCGTCTGGGAAGCCAACCGTATTTGCTCGCGATTGGTAGCACCTTGTTGTTTATCCTTGGAGGACAATGGGTGCGTCTGAAATCCAGAGAATAATGATGAAAACACTGTTTTTAGCCCTGACCCTGACATCCATTCTTTCTGCCTGTGCTGTTCATACCCCCAGAGGTTCTGTCATTGTGGATCCAGATGGGCACGGCGGATATGGTCAGCGCCACTGTCCACCCGGCCAGGCGAAAAAAGGCAATTGCTAAGCAAGCACTTCAGTCGGCATTTTTATTTGCGTTGATAGCGCTTGCTACCTGTGCTGGTTTCGCAATAGCGGCCCCCACGCGGGCCCGTGCAATAGGTGCCACTGGCACATGTGCAAGCGCTGTTTGACAGCAGCGTTTGTGGAGCCGATGGCGAACTTCGTCCTGTTGTACCGATGTACGCGGGGCAAGATCGTTTACTGCCGCTGGCAGAACCATCACGGCATACAAAAACCTCCCCCTCGCAATGGGAGATACCGCCTTTTTTGCCTGAACAGGGGGTATTTCGTGCCTGTGTATCGAGAGGTAGCAGTGCCATGATCAGGCACAGGAACAAGCATTTCATTTTTGTCTCACGCGCCAGGGACGAGCTTGAACCCCCGATGGTTTTGCCATAGAAAGAGCGTTGAAAATACATTTCTTTTTGTGCTCTGCTGTAATAGCTATTTTATTTTGGATGATGTCATGCGAATCGTAATGCTTTTCCCCGCTTTATTATTAGCCGCTTGTCAAACGATGGCGCCCACCGAGGCAGTTGGCAGCCAAGCATGGTTGGAACAGGTGGATCGCCAATTGGCTGTTTCAGATGGCCAAGGCCATGGTCCTGATTATGGCTCGCAGGAGTGGTGCAACGTGGTCCATTTTCGTTTGTACGGGAAAGCTTCTGTAGAGCCCGTACCTTGCGACCAGGCCTGGATGGAGAAGGTCAATCAGGAAATGAAAAAGCGTTAGGCCGCGCCACGCCGGGTAGGCCGCGCAGTCAGTGGCTTATGACCGGCGATAGTATTTCCGGTGTTCCACCATGGTGCCGATAATTTCAATGGCATGCTGGTCGCTGCGAATGGACGGGTAGTCTTCGTTCAGCGGCACCAGTTCAAAGATTTCTTGCCCGCCTTCATCAATGCACAGGAGGCGGTATTTCTTGAAAGTGGCTTCTTCTTCACTATTTTTGGCGACGACATAATCACCGGGGCGGGGCGTGAGCTCGCAATCAACAATAATTCGGTCGCCTTCCTTGAAGTCCGGCAACATGGAGTCGCCCTTGATCTGCAGAGCAAAAGAGCGCTCGGACAGGCACAGATCTGTCAGCAGATACTCTACCTCTTCAAACGTGAAGTTCTGGCCCGGGTCTCGAAAGACACCTGCCTGCACATAGTTGAGCAGGGGAATGCGCCGCTCGCCCATCATGGCGTTTTGCACGTTGGAGTCAAAATCACGCTTGGCACCATAGCCATAGCCTTGTTGATCCAGGCTATGTGCTTCCAGACCCACTTCTTTTTCTATGGCGCGCGCCACTCGTTCGCCAATGCTGCGCCCGCCGTTGTAGGTGGATGACAGGTACTGGGCCAACTGCGCCCGTGTGCGCCCAATAGAGCGCGCAAAGTCAGCCGCGTTGCCGTGAGCGCGGTCTTCAATTAGGCGTTGCAGGTTTCTGCGGCGAATCGAGTAAATATCCATATTCAACATTAAAACAAGAAAAAACTAAACATTGGTTTAGATATTTCTTTTCTTTACGTTTAGAACTATCTATACTCAACACATGAACGCTAAACACATCATCGAAGAAATGGGCGGTCGCCGAGCCGTACTGCGTATCACAGGCTTGAGCAAAGGCCGCATATCTCAATGGGAGAAGGCCGGTGTCATTCCTCGCGTTTGGCAACTGGTGTTCCATCACATGAACCCGGTGGTGCCTGCCCCAGCACCCAAAGAAAGTTCTAGAAATATCTAAGCATTCAAGATGGGGTTGGCTTGTAAGCCGAACCTGACAGATCGGCTGTGTCATGGGGTGACACAGTTCTTGTGCCCTTGGGGCATTGCCTATTAATCGGATGTTCTTGGCCTGTTGGGGTCAGGGGTCCTGCTGCGCGCCACATGTTTGCAAACAGATCTCAGGCGTGTGGCATTTCATTCCGGGATGCCATGAAAAAACATATTGAAAGCCACTGGCCGCAGGCGATGGGGTCGCCGCCCAAGCAGCTTGTGTCAGAACCAATCGCTGTACAGCCTTTGCCGTTGCTCAGGCAGGTCGTGCCGAAGGGCCAAGCCCTTGTCCGACTGGTTTATCGCCCGGGTATGCCGTCTTGTCACCCAGCCCGACAGAAACTGGGAGTGCAGCCTGTGTGGGCTTGGGCACAGCAGAACGTAAAACAGGATGGAGCGTGCCGATGAGCAATATGCCGTGGTTTCGTGCCTACACCGAGATGGTGGATGACGAGAAGTTGCGTCTACTGGCTTTTGAGGACAGATGGCACTACGTCGCCTTGCTGTGTCTGAAGGGGCAGGGCGTGCTCGACAGTGGGGACACCCTGATGCTGCGCAAGGTGGCCGTCAAGCTGGGTCTGGACCTGCGCACCTTGGATGATGTCGTGCGTCGTTTAAGCGAAGTGGGCTTGATCGACCCAGAGACTTTGCAGCCCTTGGCGTGGGACAAGCGTCAGATGAAATCTGACAGCAGCGCAGAGCGCGTGGCGCGCTTTCGGGCCAGAAAAAAGCAGGAACAAGACGGTAAGGAGGGCAGTAGCGCGCCCGTAACGTTACCGAAACGGCCAAGTAACGCGCTAGATAAAGAGACAGATAAAGAAGGAGAGACAGATACAGAAAAAGATAAAGAAAAAACAAATGCGCGGCGCAAGGCTCCGGCGCTGGAGTTCTCTGCCTGGCCTGCTGAGCCCAGTGCAGAAGTGGTCGCGGATTATCTGCGCCATCGTCGCGAGATCAAAGCTCCCTTGACGCAAACCGCCTTGAATCGCCTGGGCGCCGAGGCCCACCGGGCGTTGGAGATGGGTTACAGCGTCGATGACTTTCTGGCCGAGTGCATGTTGCGTGGCTGGCGTGGGGGCAAGGCTAGTTGGCTGGAAGGGCGTAATGAGTCCCGTGCAGGGCAAGCATCGGGTTTTGACCCCCTGGCCTATGTGAACCGTCATCGGCAACGCGAGGAGATAGACGATGTCATCGATGTCTGATTTTTCTAACCCCTGGCTGCTGCGTCACACCAAGCTGGAAGGCATCAGCCTGATGGACCATTTGTACAACCGGCTCAATGGCATTTATCCCAACAAATTCCGCTCCAACTTCCGCGACAAGCAAGCCATTGAAGACTGGAAGCAAGCCTGGGCCGAGGCCTTTGATGAAGAGGGCGTCTCGCCCACGGATGTGGCACTGGGCATCAAGAATTGTCGCCGCATGTTCGATTGGCCACCCAGCTTGCCGGAGTTCTTGCGGGCCTGCCGTCCTCAACTGGAACCAGAGACTGCCTTTTTTCAGGCCGTGCGTGGCATGCAGGCACGGGTGCGAGGAGAAATGGGCGAGTGGTCGCACCCGGCGATCTATTACGCGGCAATCAGTATCGGGCAGTTTGATTTGCTGAATCAGGCTTACACGCAGCTGGAGCAGCGTTGGCACAAAGTTCTGGGCGATCAACTGGCCAAAGGGCAATGGCCAGAAATCCCGCCGCCCCGATTGGCTTTGTCTTCACCACAAGACAGAGAGCAAGGCCGTCGGGAAGGACAGCGACGCGTACGCGATCTGGCCCAGGTTATTTCAGGCGACAACAACAAGGACCCGCGAGTCTGGGCGAACCGGATCTTGGCGCACCCCCAAGAGCGTTCTCTGGCGGTGCTGAAAATGGCTAAAGCCGCCTTGGGCAAGGAGTGAGTTATGGATCTGACAACACCGCTTCATCAAAAAGTGCGTAGGCCTATCACCGGAACACCGGCCCATCGCTACAAGGAGCTACGGGTTTTGCAGCAGCGCGGACAGATCAGGCAATTGGTACAGCAACCATCCTGGAGCCTGGTGCCCCGGTTTTTCAGCCACCTGATGCCTGCCAGCAGGATTTGCTACATCGCGGACTTTGCCTACACGGATAGCAGGAGCGGCCGTCGCATTGTGGAGGTAGGCCGCCATACACACAGTCTGTTTCAAGGTATCAAACGTGTCTTGCTGACCTGGATGCACGGCATCACCGTCCAGCGTGCCTGAAGGAGGAGTACACATGACAATCAAAGCAGAAAACAAACAGGGCCTAAGCGGCGATGATCTGCTCTGGAACTGGGCCCGCTGGTGCTGGTCCGGGCAGACAGTGGGCAATATGGAGCGCTACGTTCCCTGGCAAGAGGACTTTCGGCCCATACACCAGGACCATGCTCTGGCGGTGGATGCCTTGTACCAGCGCCTGCCGCACTATCAAGCCATGGTCATACAGGCCGAGTACCCACGCAAGAATGCCCAGTACGGCCATCTGACCGCCAGCGAACGTCAGGCCACAGCCCGTTTGTGGATCAAAAAGGTGACTGGTGCGGTCCTTCGGGATGAAGACTACCGCCGCCATTTGATGGATTTCAGAATCACAGTCGAGAAGGAGATTTTGCGGTGAAGTATGCAGCCGAAGTCATAGACCTGTTAGCGGCCTATCCGGGACGAGAGTTCCGCATGATTCAGATTGTGCGGCATGTCAGCAAAGGCATGGATCTGTCCACTGCACAACGCAACGCCATGCGCGAAGGCGTCAAGCGCGTGCTGGTGCAACTGCAGGATTCAGGCCAGGTGGACAAGATCAAAGAGGGCGAAACCTCTGCCTTTTACGCGTGGCGTTGCAGTCTGCAACATGGCCCGCTATGAATCTGCAAGCACAATTGCAATAATGGGCGTGCAAAGTTGCGTCCAATGCAAACGAAACAACCCCGAGCAAGAAATTGCGGCGGGGTTTTTTTATGCCTGGTCACAGCAACCTATAGTCGTCGATTCGCCATCGGGAAGATGGCCAGGACCGTTCAGGAGAACTACACAAGATGAACTTTGAACAGATCAGTAACGCCATTATTGATCGAATGGCGGCATTGACCGGGATTGCTCAGGAGTGCATCGAGTACCCCAATGCTCACGCGGCCTTTATCCCGCCGGATACGGGTGTCTGGTGCCGTTTGCTGATCAAGAATACCGACTCGGAAATGTCGGGCATGGGTGCGAAACCCTACACCCGCAAATCCGGCGAGATTCTGATCGAGTGCTTTGATCGTTTGGGTCAGGGGCGTCAGGAACTGGATCGCCTGAGCGATGCCCTGGATGAACACTTTTCCTTTTGGTCTGAGGGGGCGTTGGAATGCCTGGGCCTAAGCCATGTCGATGTAGCGGCGGATGACCCGCAAAAACGGCCACAACGAGAAGAGTTCTACCAGATCAACCTGACCGTCCCGTTCCGGGCTGGTTAATTTTTTACCTGTTTTTTGTGCCGACCTCGCGTCGGTTTTTTTTTGCCTGCATACAGGAGAGATGCATTATGAGTTCTGGCGCTAAAGTTACTAGCTACCTGGTTAAAGAAACCGTTCCCGGTGTGACTCCCGGTTCGGGCTGGCAGACGCTGCGCGTCACCGGCAACACACTGACTCCTACCCTGAACAAAGAGGAGTCCGAAGAAATCACCGATTCGCGCATTGGTCAGGGTTCGATCGTGACCAGTATTGATATTGGTGGTGACATCACGGGCGAACTGTCCTACGGCACTTTTGACGAGCTGCTGGCGGCCGCCTTCTACGGCGAGTGGAAAGAAAACAAGCTGAGCGTGGGCGAGACCCGCAGCACCTTCAGCGTGGCCAAAGCCTATCGTGACGTGGATGTCTACGCTCTGTTCAAGGGTGCACATGTCAGCACCTTTGCTCTGGAAGTGCTCGAGGAAGGCAAAGCCACCGTGACCTTCACGATGTCTTGCCTGGATTACGAAGACAAGGAAACTCCCTTTGCCACCGATCCGGCTGAACCCAGCCAAACCCCTTTCATGTCCTCGATCAGCGTGGGCGATGTGAAGGCCAATGGTGTGTCTCTGGCTGGCCAGGCTTGCGTGTCGGGCCTGACCCTGAACATTGACAACCAACTGCAGACCCAACGCTGCTTTGGTGCCGAGCGTTTGGGCCCCGGCGCCCTGATCGAGACCGCAGCCGCCATCACCGGCACGGTGACTCTGGCTTGGTCTCAGAAGGCGTGGGAGCTGTGGAAGAATCAGTTCAAACGCACCCCGATCGCCATTTCCTTCCCGATCACCGACACCCTGGGCAACAAATACGAGATCGATCTGCCCGCCATTGAAGTTGATGGTGATCTGCCTAACGGTGCCAAGGGCGACATTCTGAAAGTGGAGCTGAACTTCACCGTGGCCAAGCAAACCCCCGTGCTGACTCGTAGCCCAGTTGCTGCGCCTGCACCTTAAGGAGCGATGGCATGGCTTTGAAGATTAATCGCCTGGAATCGGTTCTGAGTCAGGAGCGGTGGGAGGATTACACCGATGACGTGTCCTTCAAACTGACCCGACTGGATACCGAGGCCTATCAAATTGCTCTGGAGCGAGTGCGACGTTTGATTGCCCGTGAAGATGCGGGCCAATCCCTGAGTTCCATTCAGGTGTCCGAGAGTGATGTCCGTGAGCATGACATTCAATGTCAATTGCTGGGTCGTTACATTATTCGGGATTGGAAAGGTCAGATTCAGGACGAGACCGGTCGTCAGGTTCCTTATTCGCCAGAGAATGCGGCGGCTTTGCTGTCTGGCGATAGCGATCTTTTTACCTGGGTTCTGTTGCACGCGGCTCAGTTGGCTAAAGAGGCTCAAGAGGAGGTCAAGGAAACAGTGGAAAAGTCCTCGCCCGGTTCCAGTGGGAAAAAGAGTGGGCCGGGCCAAGCCAAAAGCGCAAGCTGATCTATGCGGAGCTGGGGACAGCCGTGCCGCCAGAGGCTCCCTCTGATCCGATTACTGACCACATCATCATGACTTATCACGCGGCCAGCCGTTGTCGATCTGTCGTGATGGGGATGAGTGGTGTCTTTCCCTTGCCATTGAGTACGGCCGATATTTCGGCCGTGGTCGGTGCTTACGGGACACCCTTGTCTCGTGCCGAGCTGGATGCTGCGGTATTGGCGATTGATGGCATGGAGCGTCAGAAGTCCTAAGTTTGGCTTGTTATCTGGGCAGTCGAGCGGCTTGTGTAAGGCTGCTCGACTGCCCGATGTTCTGTTCAGGCGATGAGGAGAACAAGAACGAGTGATTGCTTCACATAGTTAGTGTTGATGGCCCCGCCTGGGTTGGCGGGGCCTTTTTGTAGGCGAGAGATGCAGCGCAGACAAGCCTATTTTCTATAGTCATGGAACCCAAAAATATGAAACAGCAGATCGCGGATCTGGAAAAGGCAATGAAGGCGCTTGATAAAGCGGGCCTGCGTCTTTCAGTGACGACTGTCAAAGCTGGCAACGCACTTGCTGATGCAGGGAACCAGTTTGCCCTGGCTGGGAAAAAGGCCAAAGCCAGTGCGCAAGCTATTGATCAGTTTATTCAGGCTTTGGATAAGGCCCTGCCCAAACGCCCTGTGGCGTCTCAGCCACCCATTGTGGTGGTGAATACAGTTGCCCCCCCTGTAGCAGCTCTTAGCCGACCTGTGAATGCACCCTCTACGGCTCCTGCTCCTGCTCCAGCCAGCACAGCGCCCAAGAAGGCTTCTTCTGGCAGCTCCAGCAAGAGTGATGAGGACAAAGGATGGAATGCAGGTCGTAAGGCGGCGATTGCCAAATACATCGAGGCAGCCTCTGATATGGCGACTCCGATGGAAAGCATTATGACCAATGCCTTTAGCAATCTGGAAAAAGGCCTGTTTGACTTCGTCAAGACAGGCAAATTCAACTGGAATGCCTTACTGGTTGGTGTAGCGGATGAGGCGCTGCGCATGTTGATCAAGGCCGGTATTGGAGCCGTGCTGGAGACGATCAGCGGGCCGAAGAAAAAAGAAGATGATGCTGCCGCCAAAGCCACCAAAGCAGTTAGGGATAAAGCGGAGCAGATACCTGCTGCAGCAGCGCAGGACTGTGTGCCTTGTTGCTGCACCGGTGGCAATCCTCTTGCTCCGATGCCGGATCCAGGTACGAATTTGTATGGCTTGCGTTTACCTGGCCTGACCCGGTTTGCGAATCCGAATGAAGACATAAATGCCCCCATGTTCGGCACCCGCTTGCCGGGCTATGGCAGCTATCCAGCCATGCCAGGAACCCCGACTCCCGGGTTTGGTACGTATTCCAATATGTTTGGTTCGCGCCTGCCCGGGTTTGGGGCAGAACCTTTCTCTTTGGATGGGCATGTGCCTGGTTTTGGGGGGATGGGTGGCCCCGGTCCGACCTACGGCGGAAGTGGCTCATTCTTTGGACCACAGCCGGGGGCTTTACTTGGAGGTGGTGGGTCTTCGGATGCTGCGGGTACCTCTTTCTTTACCGATGAGCTGCGCAAGTTTTCGGAGACGGCAATTGATGTGTCCGCGCTGACGCAGCAAGTGTTTGAGACCGCTTTTGAGAATATTGAACAAACCCTGTTCAATTTTGTGAAAACAGGTGAGCTGGATCTACGTGGCCTGTTTGTCGGGATTAGCGATGAGGTCTTGAAGATGTTGATCAAGATCGGTGTACGAATGGCGGTCAATGCGATGTTGGGTGAAACCATAGGTGCAACAACTACCGCGACCAGCACCGCTCAAGCCGCCACTATTGCGGGGGCTTGGAGTGCGCCAGCCAGTTTGGTTTCTTTGGCTACTCAAGGTGCTAATGCTGTCCCGGCATCTTTAGGAATAGCAAATACGTTTGCTTTGACGAATCTTATGGGTGTTGCTCATAAAGGTATCGATCGTGTGCCGTATGAGGGAACCTGGTTGCTGGATAAAGGTGAGCGTGTGTTGAGCGCCCGTCAGAACTCGGATCTGACGGATTACCTGCAGGACGCCGGTAGTGACTCAGGACAGGCTGGGGCCCAAGGATTCCAGATTAATGTGGCAGTCAATATGTCGCAAGGCGATGGCCAGACGCAGGTGGATGGCGACGATATGCAGGGCCGGCAGTTGGGGACGCTGATTGCTGCTCAAGTGCAGCAGACTTTGTCGCGTGAAATGCGACAAGGCGGCTTGTTATGGAATCAACGCAATGGATATTCACGATGATGGAAACATTTACTTGGCTGCCTGAGCAAAAGGCAATTTCTGAGGAGGTTCAGTACCGTGTGCTCTCCGCTCGTTTTGGCGACGGCTATGAGCAAAGCGCAGGTGCTGGTCTGAACCCGCGACGGTCTGGCTGGTCTTTGATGTTTGTTGGTACCGAGGAGAAGATGAAGCCTATTCAGGAGTTCCTGGACCGCCATGGTGAGGGGCGCGCTTTTCTTTGGACTCCACCAGGTTGGAGTGAGGCTATGGTGGCGCAGTGTCGCGGTTATACCAAAAATCATAGAGGTGGCCCTGTTTGGCAACTGTCACTCAGTTTTGAACAAGGATTTCGACCATGAGCATAACGGCAGATATTCAAAAACTGGAACCAGGTGCCATTGTTGAAGTGTTTGAGCTGGATGCGGAGGAAATCGGTGCTGGTACCTTACGTTTTCATGGCTATCCGCAAGAAACTCCGGTTTGGTGGCAGGGAGAGCGCTACGAGCCCTGGGCCATTCAAGCCAGCGGTTTTCAACGTACGGGAGAGGGGCGTCAGCCAACGCCCAGTATTCAGGTAGGCAATATTGGTGTGGATGAGAATGGTAAGAAAATCCCGGGTGTGATTTCTGCTATGTGTCGCTTGTATGGTGACTTGGTCGGTACACGATTTATCCGCCACCGTACCCTGGTCAAGTATCTGGATGCGGCCAACTTCCCTGAAGGTAACCCGACCGCAGACCCGACCCAGGCGTTCCCGCTGGAGGTCTGGTTGATTGAGCAGCGTGTTGCCAGCAATGCTCAGTTTGTGGAGTTTGAGCTATCCAGTCCTTTGGACTTTCAGGGGCAGCAATTGCCAGGGCGCCAAATCATGACGTATTGCTCCTGGACGCGTGTGGGCGGGTACCGTGGCCCGTATTGTGGCTATACCGGTTCGGCCATGTTCGACAAGAATGATCAACCCGTACAGGATCCGGCCCTGGATCGTTGCCCCGGTTTTGTACGCAGTTGCCAGTTGCGCTGGGCCAGTGTCCAGAATTGTCGGCCAGAGCAAGCCGAGATCTCTTTTGGTGGTGAACCCGCTGCTGACCGAGTGCGATAAGGATGAGCTTGGCCCGTCGTACTTGTCCTCTGTTAAGCAATAGTTGGCTGCTGGAGGGTGGGTACTGCGGGCTGACCTTCAACTGATAGACGAGCCAGGTTGTGGTGTTCGGGGTTTTTTGATTTTAGTAAAGCGTTGGACGACCGCCATGGGCGGTTTTTTTTATGGGTGTCGTATGAATAAAAAAACCATAGAAGCGATTAATGCGCACGCCTTGGCCGAGTATCCACGCGAAGCAGTGGGCTTTGTGGTGGCCAAGGGGCGCAAGGAAATGTATGTGCCAGGAGTGAATGTGGCCGCTGAGCCTGAAGACTACTTCGCCACCCGTCCGCAAGACTGGGTACAGGCCCAGGAGCAGGGTGAGTTGATTGCCTTTGTGCATTCGCATCCGAACATGCCCGCGGTGCCCAGTCAGGCTGATCGGGTGGCATGCGAGGCAATGGCCGAGCACGTCAAACCTCTGGAGTGGCTGATTGTGTCGGTGATGCCTGGCGATGATGGTCCCCAGATTGAGGGCATGGAGTCTTTTTGTCCCGAGGGTTATCAGGCTCCCTTGATCGGCCGTCAGTTCTATCACGGTGTGCTCGATTGCTACACCTTGGTACAGGATTTTTATCACCGGGAAAGGGCAATCGCTCTGCCAGACTTTGAGCGTGAGGATGGCTGGTGGGAGGGTGGGGACGAGTTGTATTTGGATAACTTTGCAAAAGCGGGTTTTGTTGAGATCGAAGACGGCCCTAAAACTGGCGATGTGATCTTGATGCAGCTGCGTAGTGAGCGGGTCAACCATGCAGGGATTTATCTCGGGGCTGAGCCCTTGGCAGAAGCTTCTTATCTGCATCCGGTACCCGATGCCATGTTGCACCATGCCTACGGCTACTTGTCAGAGCGCGTGCCTTACGGCGGTTATTGGGCGCAGATTACCCGCAAGATTATTCGACATAAGGAGTTGTTGTGATGATGGCAGCATCAATGGATCAAGAACTGCGAACCATACGGCTGTATGGCAAGCTTGGCAGCCGTTTTGGACGGGTGCATCGTTTGGCCGTCAATTCCCTGGCCGAGGCCGTAAGGGCCTTGTGTGTGCTGTTGCCAGGATTTGAGCAGGAGTTGATGACTTCTTGTGAGCGGGGGGTCTCGTACGCCTGCTTTCTTTCCAAGATGAACATCAATGAAGAAGCGCTTCATGCCCCGGTGGGCCAGGATGAAATACGGATTGCCCCTGTCATGCAAGGCGCCAAGCGAGGGGGGCTATTTCAAACTATTTTGGGTGTAGGACTTTTTGTAGCAGGGTTTCTGATGCCAGCAAGCTGGGCAGTTTTGGGCAAGGGCTTGATGATTGCTGGCGCGGGGCTGGCCCTGGGAGGAGTGTTCCAAATGATTTCTCCTATGCAGCAAGGTCTGGGTATAGAAGACCGCCCAGAGAATAAGCCTTCCTACAACTTTAATGGACCAGTCAATACAACGGCTCAAGGTAATCCTATTCCGCTCGGTTATGGACGAAAGTTTGTTGGTAGCGCTGTCGTGTCTGCCGGGATTTACTCAGAGGATCAGATGTGATGCGACTTCCTGATTACAACATTGCGGCGCCTGAGGGCGCCGTTCCTGTTTCGGGTGGCTACAGCGTTAAAGGCCACAAGGGTGGTAAAGGAGGGGGAGGCTCCACACGAACACCGGTTGAAGATGCCGATAACCTGCATAGCATTGCTTATGCCTCTATTGTTGACCTGATCAGTGCGGGCCCAATTCATGGTTTTGCGCATGAAAATAGCCCGCTACGTTCTGTATACCTGGATAACACGCCGATTCAAAATGAGGATGGCAGCTTGAATTTCCAGGATGTTCAAATGGAGTTTCGAGCTGGGACGCAAGACCAAAGCTATATACCTGGTTTTCCAGCCGCTGAGTCTGCTACGGCTGTGAATGTGGAGTTGCGTTCTGATCAGCCGTTTACACGCGCCATCCAGAATATTCATATTTCTGGTTTACGAGTGGGATTGTCGGTGCGTGGTCTCAAACAGCAATCCAAGAAAACAGGCGATATCACAGGGTATCGAGTTGAATATGTGATTGAGCTGTCTACAGACAATTCGGCTTTTGTTGAAGTGTTGCGGGCATCCTTTGATGGCAAGACTACTCAACAGTACTCGCGCAGCCATCGTATTGATTTACCCCGTGCAACGACAGGCTGGTCAGTCCGTGTGCGTCGGCTGACCTCTAATGCCAGTAACTCGACCATTAGCGATACGACTTATATAGACTCGATTACCGAGGTGACTGATGCCAAGCTTCGTCGCCCCATGTCAGCATGCATAGGTCTACGAGTTAATGCCAAGCAGTTTCAAAGTATTCCGTCTCGTGCATTTGATCTGTATCTGCGTGTTGTCCGTGTTCCTAGCAACTACGATGCCTGGACTCATACCTATAGTGGTAGCTGGGATGGTACGTTCAAAATGTCCTGGACGGACAATCCTGCCTGGGTTTTTTATGACCTGGCGACTAATGCATGCGACGGTTTAGGGCGCTTGTTGCCAGCCTCCTGGTTGGATAAATGGGCCTTGTATCAGATTGCTCAGTATTGTGATGAGCAAGTTCCCGATGGTAAAGGAGGTACTGAACCACGCTTCTCTTGCAACGTGTATTTGCAGGATAAGGCTGAGGCTTGGAGAGTGTTGCAGGATCTGGCCTCTGTTTTTCGAGGCATTGCCTATTATGCTCAGGGAACTGTGTTGGCCGTGGCTGACATGCCGCGCGATTCCGTATACACCTACTCCAATGCCAATGTTGTGGATGGCATCTTTAATTATGCAGGGTCCAGTCTCGCAACCCGTTATACCGTTGCCCTTGTGTCCTGGAATGATGAAACGGACATGGGCAGAGCCAAGGTTGAAGTGCTTGAAGACCCTGACGGCATTGCACGTTACGGTGTTCGACAACTGGAGCTGACTGCTTTTGGGTGTACCTCCCAGGGGCAGGCACAGCGCATGGGGCGAAGTGCCTTGTTTACCTCCCGGATGGAAACTGAAACGGTTACTTTCGGCGTTGGTTTGTCAGGGACACTCGCACAGCCTGGGCAAATTATTGAGATTGCGGATGCTCATTTGGCTGGGCGTCGTATTGGTGGTTTGGTACGGTCTGCCACAAAATCGGAAGTCGTGCTGGATGCCACAGTGAAGGTTGCTGCTGGAGATCGTCTGACTGTTGTGTTGCCAGATGGTGTGTCGCAGTCACGTCCCATTGTGATTTCCTCGCAAGAGGCTACTGAAACCCAAACTGTCCAAGTTGACCCGCCCTTTAGTCTGGAGCCAGAACCAGAAGCGGCATGGGCTATTAGTGCAGCCGATCTGTCGACCCAGAAGTATCGGGTTATCAGTGTTGCCGAAGACGGTGATCTTAAGTACACCATCCATGCTGTCCAGTATGTGGATGGAAAACATGCCGCGATCGACTATGAAACTCGTGTGGAAACTGCACCGGTTAGCGTTGTTCCGCCGCCTGTTCAGAGCATTCCGGGCAATGTTTCAATCACTTCGTATCATGTTATTGATCAGGGTCAGGCCCGACATAATGCGGTGATTTCCTGGGACGCTGTTCCTAATGCTGTTGCCTATGAAGTGCAGTGGCGTCGGGATAATTCCGAGTGGGTTGTTGTACCGCGTACAGGTTCCACCAGTGTTGAAATCCCTGGTATCTATGCAGGTGCGTATCGTGCGCGTGTACGTGCAATTAACGTCCTGGATGTGTCCAGCCTGTGGGGCAATTCAGATCTGATAGAGCTGTCTGGCAAGCTGTTGGCGCCTTTGCCTGTAACAGATCTGAGGACTGGCTCCATTCCTTGGGGTATACAAGTTAAATGGAGTTTTCCGGCCGATCCGAACATCATTGAGCGCACCGAGATCAGGTATAGCTCGACACAAAGCTTTGTAGATTCGCTGAGCGCCGGTGGTTTTGCGTATCCGACAGACTCATTCGAGCAAACAGGTTTGGCGGTGACGGCGCAGCATTTCTTTTGGGCACGCCTGATCGACAAAAACGGTACTCAAGGACCGTGGTTCCCGGCAGAGTCAGAGCCTGGTATCCGGGGTGTGCCTTCTGTATTAGCCAGTGACTATAACGAGTTGATCACCCCGTCCATAGTTGAGGGCGGCCTGGGCGAGCTGCTGATGGGCGACATCCGCGATATCCCCAAAATCCGCGATTCCGTGGGAGATCTGACTCTTGAGCTCGGTGAACTGAATCAACGGGTTGATGAGGTCAATGGCCAAGTACAAGAGCTGCTTCTTGCTGATAAATGGGATTCGAAAAAAGCCTATGCAGCAGGTTCAGTTGTCTTTGCCAATGACAAGATGTACCGCGCTAAAAAGGCTGTACCGGCAGGCAAGAAGATAACGGATGCGGCGTATTGGGTGTTGATCGGAGACTTCGCCTCGATCACTGATGGTCTTGCTGCTCTGGCGGTCCAGTCGCAGGAGACGATCAGCCGGGTGGAGAGTGCAGAAGGCCGGATCCAGGTTAATGCTCAGCAGATCAATACGGTTGCAGGCCAGGTGGACGATCCGGCAACGGGCCTTGGTGCATTGGGTTCCTCCGTGCAATCCATGCGTACCCAGGTCCAGCAGTTGGAGGGCGGCCTGCGCTCCTTGTCTGACTCCACCACGGCGCTATCTAGCAAGGTCGATGGTCTGGATGCAGCGCAGCGTGGTTTGGCAACGGCCGTTAATTCTTTGGGTACACGTGTGACGGCGGCCGAGGGCAAGCTTGATGCACAAGCAAGCAGCATCACGCAGTTGACGACCAGCGTGAACAGCGCCGATGCCAAAGCCGTTGCGGCGCAAGATGCGGCAGCGGCTGCCGCCACTGCCGCTGGGGCGAAAGGGGAGGTGATCTTTGCAACAGCAGCTCCTCCGGCTGCCAAGCGCCTGGCTCAAAATCTTTGGATCGACACTAAAAACAATGCCAATACCCCCAAGCGCTGGAATGGCAGTGCCTGGGTGGCTGTAACGGATAAAGCAGTAACGGACGCGGCAGCCGCTGCGGTGGCTGCAAAAGCTGCAGCAGATGCGGCGCAAGCCACCGCGAATCAGAAAGCGGATGCCAGTGCGGTACAAGCCTTAAGCAATCGTGTCACGGCGACAGAGCAGGGTGTCAGTGCGCAGGCGCAGAGCATTACAAAGCTGGAGACTGGGCTTGATTCGTTGACAGCCCCCGCCGGCAACTTGCTGCTGGCGTCGAACGTTGAGCAAGTTCGCGCCACACCTATATATCTATTTGGACGTTACAACCTGACTGAGGACTTTGTTCCTGCCCAGGGCTATACCTTGGTGGTCTGCTATACACATAAGCCCGCAGAGGGTGATACGGAGTCGAGTATTGGTGTGTGGGCGGGGGGCAGTTCAAATCGGGTTGCTGAGCTGGAGCGCAATGTTGAACAGTCTGTTCAGGTTGTCAGGTTCACCAAGGCTGCTGCCAATGCATTGCCGCGCGAATTGCGGTTCTACTATGGGCCATTCCCGGGCAATCATGCCGGTCAGGCAACTATCCATTGGGCAGCTTTGTATCTTGGTGATGTTGTACCCACCATGCAATGGCAGCCTAACCTAGCTGAGTTGCTAGAGGAAACTTCCGCCAATTCCTCGGCTATTCAAGGGCTGACTAGTACGGTCACACAACAAGGCAGCTCCATCTCTTCTCAAGGGCGTGATCTGACGGCTTTGCAAAATGCCGTCAATGATCCCAAGACAGGTTTGGCAGCGACAGCGGGGGCCTTGAAAGAGACCAACTCTCGGGTGACTAGCGTAGAGGGTCAGCAAGAAGCCTTGGCTACCAGTCAGCTGGTGCTGAATGCAGAAATCAAACGCCAACAGGCGGGTGAGGATGCTGACCTGGAACGAGTGCTCAATCAGTTTGATACTCAGAAAGAGCAAACCCAGATTCGTGCGTCTCTGGCTGAGTTCAAGAATGTACAGGCTGACGATAATCGTGCGCTGGCTGAGTCTATTGCGACCTTGGAAACAGGTATTGGCAGTAATTCTGCGGCGGTTGAACAGGTTGCTCGTTCTTTGACGGAGCTGGATGGCAAGATTGCTTCCAGCTGGGGAGTGAAGCTGCAGGCTAATCAAAGTGGCGTGAAGTATGTCTCCGGTGTTGGTTTGGATTTGACCAATGAATCTGGCGTCATGCAGTCGACCTTTGCTGTTTTGGCAGATCGTTTTGCCGTGATGCATGCGGCTAATGGAAATCCTACAACTGTGTTTTCTGTCCAGGGTGGAACCAGCATATTGAACTCAGCCATGATCGGCAATGCATCGATCCAGGCAGCGAAATTTTCTGATTGGCTAGAGTCTGATGCTAGAGGGCTAGATGGTCTGCCGGTATTGAGGATTAACTTTAGAACCGGTGAGATTCTCATGAACTCGCCCACTGATGATGGAGGTCGCATGATGATTAATAACCAGCTCATTAGAGTGATTGATGCTAATGGCGTGCTACGAGTACGGTTGGGTCTATGGTAGAGATGTTGATAGCGGCGGGAGTGGCTGGGGTTAGTGTAGCTGGTATGACCTATTTCCTGGTCATGCCCCATAGGAACAATGGACAAGGACTCAGATATGTCACAAGGTTTGCAGACGTTCGGGCCTGATGGCTCTATTGAGCTGGACTTGAGCACTCAGATGCTCATTCATCAAGGAACCTTTGTAAGTAACCAATCTGTGGGCTCCTTTAACGTACCGGCGTTTAGAGGAGGACGAGGCTTTGTCACAGCCATTATTACTAGCTCGGAGCCTTATTACAATTTCTTGGTTTACGTGGACATGGAGTTGGTGGTTACTAATTTGGGGTTTACTTGGCAGCATAAAGTTAGTGACCACATACAAGAGAATTACCCGAACACCTATACATTTATCTACGGGACCTACTGATGACAACGGCAGGTATTCAGGTTATCAGTGATCATGGTAGCCAACAGATCACCTCTGAGACGAGTAATCTTAAACTCATTGGCCGTTTCTGGCCTCATGAGACTAAAGTATCTCCACATTGGGAAACAGCACCAGCACGGGAGTCGGTATACGAGAACAGAGTATCTTTCTTCTCTCCGTCTTACCAAGCACCCTTAGTTTTCTTCCCTAACGACCAAGGCCCTTGTTGGCTTTCTGGTATTACTGATGACGGTGGTGGTAATTTCACCGTTTACTGGACGAGTCTGCGAATGGGTACCAGCGTAGTTACTTATGGTCCGTTTCACGGTAGTAGTGATCGGGGAATTTTGGAAGTGTATAAAAGCGATGGCTCCCTGGCTTTCTCTACAGGCAGCAAGTTCCTGAAAATTGAGAGCATTTTCGGGCCGCAGACGGAGATATCAACGTGGGTAGGGCTGGGGGCTAAGGCCGTGGCGGCGTCTACCTATCCTTCTAGTTTCTTTATCTTTCCATCTGAGCCTGCTTACTGGAACAGGTATATGGGTTGGGTGTTTATTGATAATGGGCAGTTGAAGACAAAAGCCACAAATCTGCATTCTACGATTTCAGCTCCTATTCTCTCAGCCATGGGGCCTAACTTATCCCCACGCTACTACACAGTCATTGATATTTCAGGAATTTAAGTGGTTCTATCAATGGAATATTTCTAGCCGCCTGAAGCGGCTTTTTTTATGGGTGTTTAATGAGTATTCACAAATCCATCGCGCAGGTTTTCGAGAACAACATGGGTAATCGCCTCACGCCAGAGTTGGCTGGCGGCATGATTCGTAGCCTGATCGATATTCTCGCCACGGGTGTACAGCAGGCCGGCGATTCTCAGCAGCAGATCGAGGCGGCATCTGAGGCCCAGCTTCAGCAGGAGGGCGGCAATGGCGTGGTATGACGCAGGGACAGTCAAGGTCACTGTAAACAGCGCAACAGTGACGGGTACCGGAACCAAGTGGTTGGCCGGTGCCCGGCAGGGTGAGGCCTTTGTCGCGCCTGATGGCCGATTGTATGAGGTGTTGAACATTGCCTCTGATACCTCCCTGACGCTGACGAAACCCTATCGCGGTGCGACGGCTACGAGCCAGCTTTATGCTTTGGCCCCCATGCAAGGGTATGTCAAGGAGCTGGCAGATCGTGCAGCAGAATTACTGCCTGCACTTTCGGACGTAGGGACAGCTGCTAAGGGGACTCTGACGACATCGACGATAGACCCTATTACAGGGCGCGTGATGCGAAATGCTGATTGGGGATTTGGGGGAGCGAATGGCGTAGCTGCAGATCAGAATATCTTGAATAACACGGTCAATGGTATTTATCGATCGGGTTCTTCGGATGAAGGCAAGCCGGACAGACATACTGGCGGGGCCTATTTCAAGATGGGTTGGGGCTCAACATATTATGGCTTGCTGTATAACTCACCAATCACTGACAAATGGCATGTCCGCACAGTCAATAATGGAGCGGCAAATAGCTGGAAAGAGTTGGTGACGGTGGGAGCATATGGCCTTGGGTCTACGGGTGCTGGTGACGTGGCAAGTGGTGACGCCTTTCCAGGTGGAAGTCTAGATACAGCGAGCGTCGGGTCTGGCCTGTACTATGTTCCACCGGCAGAAGCTCAGGCAAGTGGTCTGCCAGACCGCGTGCTAAAGCAAGGTGTTGTTATGCACCGTCAGTCAGGTTCTGGTGGTGGGCAGATTTTCGTGTCGTTCAACGGAGATATGGTTGTCCGAGGTCGCCGCTCCAACGGCTATAACGGCTGGCGAGAAGTGCTGACTGCTGGGTTGTATGGATTCGGCGGTGCCCAAGCCGTTCCTGAGTCTTGGGATGCGCAAAGAACTGGCTGGTACTACAAATCCGGCGCTAAGCCGGCCTGGGGTGGTGGGGCGTTTTTCCTAGATCTGGCCTATAACACAACCTACGTTAATTCCGGCTTGCGGATTTCGACTGATCCGTATACAGACAATTTCTATATGAACGGTGCGGTGTCTGGACAGAAAACGTATCGGGACGCCTGCAAGCTGGTTCATGACAAAAACATTGTAGGTGATGTGACTGTTGGGTCTGTCATAAGTCAGGGGTCTAACGTTTCTGGTCAATGGGTTAGATTCGCTGATGGCACTCAGATTTGCTACGGCAATCAAAATTTTCCCGGCAATGGATGGAATGCCAAGCCTTGGCATTATCCCTTGGCATTCATATCCAGACCTGTCGTTACTGTCAGTGGTGGAGGCGACAATGGCGGATTTGCGGCAGCGCCAATTTTGGAGATCCAAAATACAGGAGTGATCTTCAGAAAAGTGACCGGTTCAGTTGAGAACGATAACTGGGCCGACTTTTTTGTAATTGCTATTGGAAGATGGAAAGCATGACGTTTAAGGCTATGACAGTGGTGCCTAGTTCTAATAATTCCCGCACATGCGGGTTTTTTTTAGTGCTGATTGTTTGTAGCCAGGTGGCAAGCATACGATACATAGGAGGATAGCAATGGCTTGGTATACCGCCGGAACCGTCAAGGTCGCCGCAAACAATGCCACAGTGATCGGAACTGGGACAAAGTGGCTCTCTGGAGCGCGTCGGGGTGAGGCATTTGTGGCACCTGATGGGCAACTTTATGAAGTAAAGAACATTGCGTCAGACACGTCGTTGACGCTGACGCAGGTTTATCGAGGTGCGTCTGCTAGTGGTCAAGCCTATGCTCTGGCCCCCATGCAGGGCTACGTCAAGGAGTTGGCAGATCGGGTCGCTTCGCTGCTTTTGCTTTCCCAAACTGAATGGGAGTGGGATTCGGTTTTAAAAAAGACGGATCTGCAAGCCGCACCTAACGATCCGACAACCTGGAAAATCCTGACCAATGGTCGAGCATTTGGCTTGGGCAGTTTTGGGGCCGCAAACTCTTATGACCAGTGGCCCTCCGAGTCGCTTGACGATATGAATGTCCCGGCAGGGATGTATTACGTGAGCACTGCAATCACAAACAGGCCGACAACGGCACCTGGTGTTGTATGGCATCGCCAGACGGGTACGGTGGGTGCGCAGATTTATATGTCCTCAGATGGTGGTTTGGTTCACCGAGGACGCCGGTCCGGAGCATATCGAGCCTGGTTGACCACTTTGAATGTAGGCGAGTTTGGATTGGGCGGTGCTACTACTACGCCATCCAATGGCAGGGACAGTTCCAATCCATTCGGCTGGTACTACCAAACGCGGGCAGTAACCTGGGGCGGTGGTTCGTTCTTCCTTGATATGCCCTATGGCAGCAATATGAATGCGGGGCTGCGCCTTTCTACTGATCCTTATAGCGATAATTTTTATTTGAATGGTGGGGTCTCGGGCAAGAGGGAGTACCGCCCAGCCTGCAAGCTGGTTCATGACAAGAATATTGTGGGTGACGTCGCAAAGGGCTCCGTTGTGCAGTCGGGGTCAAACTCGAATGGCAATTGGATACGGCTTGCTAATGGCACTCAAATTTGTCGCGGGCAAGTCACTTTTAGCGGTAATAGCTGGAAGCCCACCAGTCCGGTGATCGCTTACCCCATGGCATTTAATGCACCCCCTACGACGGTGATCCAGCCCTTGTCTGATGGCTCTGGATACTATGCCGTTCCTCAAATGGGGATGGGGTCTGGGTCGGGGAGTTTCTTTATTCGCGACACCCGCGGCATTGTGGATACCGGCACGAGTGCCGCCGTTGATTATGTAGCAATTGGAGTATGGAAATAATGAACATCATCATCAAACTATGCCCACAGGTCCCTGTGGGTACGGCCCAAAAGCTTAATCTTGAGCGTTTGGGCACCATCCTGAAAATTAATGAGCAAGAGCTTGGCTTGTCTTTTCTGTCTCCTGGCGACGTCCTGCCAGCCGGCGCAATCGAGCATCCCTTGTTGAAGCAGGCCACGGTTACGCGTCATGCTGACAGCATCGAGATTGATGGTCTGCTTTTTCATATCGCAGCGGATCAAACAGCTCCGGCAGCGTGTTTTCCTGAACCGGTCGTGATTAGTGAGGATGGTCTGGTTGTATTACCCGAACAGTGCCCACCGCCAGTACCTGCTCCAGAACTGCCGCCTGAAACTGATTTTGAGACACATCCTGAGTCTGACATGAAGGAGGAAATCGATGCAGATCAACATTGATAGCCGCAAGGTCGTGACTGCAGCGGCTCAGCTGCAGATCTATAAGGAAAATAAGATGACAGCTTTATCGGCAGCTTGCCGGGCAGCTATCAAGGAGGGATTTGAGTCCACGGTCCTGGGGGAGCTGCACCGATATCCCAGCAATGAAACTGATCAACTGAACCTGGCCAGTAGCCTGGCTGATTCTTTGCTGCCTGGCCTTGCTGCTGATTGGTCCACACCGTTTTGGTGCGCGAACCAGGCCGACGATTGGGCTATGCGTATGCATACGGCGGAGCAGATTCAGCAGTTGGGGCGAGAGGCCAAGGCACGTATTGTGAGCCTGATGCAGCGCAATGCGCTGCTGGCCGAGCAAGTTCAGCAAGCAAGCAGTAAAGCCGAAGTGGATCAGTTTGAGTGGTCTGTGTAGTCCGCATCGCAGTTTCGTGAATGTTGTTGCCCCGGCCCGCTTGAGCGGGTTTTTTTATGTCTGCTGCATCCATAAAAAGGATGCAGCAGACAGGGCAAGTTTGATTAAGGAGAAGGGCCCGTGCTGAATAACGACGCCGCTCACCTACCCATAAGCACCGGTTCGGCCCTGCTTATTTATGGTTGGACCATGCAGGATTTTGTGCTGACTTTATGGGCGGCTTATGTGGTGATTTTGATCGTGACCAAGCTGCCCGAGTTCATTCGGGCGGCTGCGCGGATTGTGGGTGGGGTGCGGCAGGCCTGGCGCCAGCTCAAGGAGTGGAAGCATGGATCTGAAGACTAAGTGGGGGGCGGGGGTGATCTCGGCGGCGATTGCTTTGGTTGCCGCTTGGGAAGGGCGCTCTTTGATCGCCTATGTGGACCCGGTGGGCATCCCGACCATTTGCGACGGCTACACGCAAGGGGTCAAGCTGGGGGATGTGGCCAGCCCGGCACATTGTGACGCTTTGACCGAGCAGGAGGTGCGTCGTGCTTTGGCTGTGGTGGATCGCTCTGTGAGCTATCCCTTGCCCGACGAAGTCCGTGTGGCACTGAGCAGCTTTGTCTACAACGTGGGGGCCGGGGCGTTTGCCAATTCCACTTTGCTGCGCAAGCTACGGGTTCAGGATATAGCCGGAGCATGTCGGGAGCTAGACCGTTGGGTTTATGCCGGTGGCCGCAAATTGCGGGGGCTGGAGCGGCGGCGTCAGGCAGAGAGGCAGCTATGTCTATCAAGTCTGCTTTAGCAGGGGCTGCTGTTCTGGCAGCCCTTTTTTTATGGGGGGCGCTGTATGGCCAGGGGCAGTATCGCAAGGGCTATGAGCTGGCTCGCGCAGAGACCAGGGCGGCGCAGTTGCAGGCGGAAGTCCGTGCGCGCCTGATAGAACAACGATTACAAAAGGAGGTGGAGGATGTTCGAGTTACGTATCAAACACAGTTGGATGCGGCCCAGCGTGCTGCTGTGGCTGCTCGCGCCGATCTTGACGGCTTGCGCGGCAAGCTCGCCGCCGCCAATGATCGTGTCGCCGCTCAGGCTGCCCGAGCCGGACAAACGCTGGATGCAAACGCCCGAATTGCCAGCGAGCTGCGCCACGTGGTCGGCCTGTGCGCAGAACGATATACAGAAATGGCAAGCGTTGCTGACGGATACAGGAGCGCTTTAGGTGGTTTGCAGGGGTACGTATTTAATGTGCGGTAATGCTGGCTGTGTTTGATAGTTATCGGTTTGAGCGAAAGTATTGCCAAGCGATTGCTCCAGCACCTATTCCGATCAGGGATCCGATAAATGCTGCCTTAAGTCGACTTAACAATGCGTCCTCGTTAAGCATGTCGAGTGTGGGCACTCTTTGCATAGGGTCATATCTAAACCAAGGCCACCAGTAGTAAATCAATATAGCCAAAAAAATGAGGGCAATGACGCCAAAAACGCGTCCGTCCCAGAGGAGCGTATCTCTCAGTCCATTGACGATCAGTGTGGTAAAGAAGAGCCAGAGAAAGGCATAAAAGCCTACATTTAGCATAAGTGCCCAAGAGCTAAGCAT